TTTCAACTACAGCAAGTGGGCTAGCAAACAATTCAGGTGATTTCGTATTAGATGTTGTAGGTGATATATCTTTAGACGCTGGAGGTGGAGATATAGTATTAGGGGATGATGGTACACAATTTGGATCTTTAACAAATAGTAGTAGTAATTTAATTATTAAATCAGGAAGCACAACAGCGGCCACGTTCAGCGGTGCAAACGTCACGTTTGCAGGCACACTAGCCTCGGGCGCCATAACTAGTTCGGGCAACATCACAGCGTACAGTGACCAGCAATTAAAATCAGATATTAAAACAATAGACAATGCTTTAGACAAAGTATCTCAAATGCGAGGTGTTACGTTTATTAAAGATGACAAACAAAGTTCTGGTGTTATCGCACAAGAAATGGAAAAGATTGCACCTGAATTAGTTATTGATGGTGAATACAAATCTGTAGCTTACGGCAATATAGTAGGATATCTTATTGAAGCGGTAAAAGAATTAAAAGTAGAATTAGAAACCCACAAGAAAAATTGTCATTGTAAAGAGGAGTAACACATGGCATTACCTAATAGTGGCGCGCTCTCTTTAAATCAGATTCATGTCGAAGCAGGGGGAAGTAGTGGCACTCAAGCAAGTATAAATGATTCAGATATTCGTGGCTTAATTGGCAAAGGCTCTGGTGCACAAATGTCATTTAATGAATGGTATGGTGCATCTAATACGGTGACAGTAAGTCAAACTATTTCTTCAAGCACAAATAATTACAACATAGCAAGTAGTAGACCTGGCACTTATAGTGCAGGAAATACTCAGTTTACATTAACTGTTAATCCTGGCGTTACTGTAGGAAGTAATAGTACATCAGGGACTTCCCTAACTATGGGGTCACCATGGAGTAGTGGAGATGCTGTAACAATAAATAATTATGGCACCATAAAAGGTGCAGGAGGAAACGGCGGAACAGGTGCACACTCTGACACTAGTAGCAATGGCAACAATGCAACTGCTGGAGGTACAGTCAATGGAGCTGCTTTAACTTTAACCTACCCTGTAACTGTTGGCAACTATGGATCTATCTATGGTGGTGGCGGAGGTGGAGGTGGGTGCGGTACTAGAAATTTACGCTCAGAATTTGGTAAATTAGCTTCAGCACACCATTACCAGGGAGGTGGCGGAGGCGGTGGAGCTGGAGTCAACGCTGGATCAGGCGGAGCTTTCGGACCTACTGCTGGATCACCATTTGTTAGTAACCTGGGGCCAGGTGACCCAGGCTCTGCAGGTACTGCAAATGCAGGTGGAGCAGGGGGAATTTCAAGAGGTACAATGCTTACAAGTGTAACAAATACAACCGACACTGGAGGAGCTGGTGGCGGTTTAGGTGCAAATGGAGCTACTGGTGGTATGACCCCATTTCCTTCACCATCTAGTTTACCATTTGGAGCAGTTACAAATTACCAAAGTTCAAATCCTAGACCTGCAGGCGCTGGTGGAACTAGAGGATATTATATTAGTGGAAACCCATATGCAACATGGTCACCACAAGGAACTGTAGGAGGCAGGTCAACATAATGAAAGACAAAAAATATAAAGTATATGTGGCAGATTATTCTCCAGAAAGTAGAACTTTATTGTGTTCTTTTTCAAGTCAAGATACTAAAAAAGATGCTAAAGATTATCAGTCATATAGTTATGACTTAACTATATATAAAGATAAAACACCTGAAGATATAATTTTAGAAATAGCTAAGCAAGGTCCTACTATTTGTAAAGATATAGAAGACAGAGAGCAATATATTATATCAGATGAAGAAGATGAAATATTAGAAAAACTAGAAGGAAAAGAATTTGAATATACTCATCAAGAGTTATTTCCTACTTTGTATATGGACCCTAAAGAAGCATGGTTAGATGGAGAACCATCAGCAAATCCTGATTCAGGTTCACCTGAAGTAGATCCTATACCTGAAAGTAAAATAACTTCACAGAAAAGCGAAGAAATATGAGTTTAATTTTTAATGCAAAAATTGGCCTAGTAAAAAAGTTAGATAAAAACCTACAAATATCTTTTGGATATCATGATTTAGATCCAGATCTAAATAAAACAGGGGCACTTTTATATCGTACTACAAAAGAAGATAGAGCACACATAGAATTAAAAAAAATAACTCATCCTGATTCAAATAAAATATGTATGAATAATATGAACTATACTCTTTGCAAAGGAAAACTAAAAGCAATGTGGAAATGGTCGGAAGAAGATGGAATTACTGAAAACGATATAAACATATTTAAAGCATATCATGAAAACTTAACTTGCTCTTCAATGTTTAATTTTAATTATGATATGGCAGCAAGAACGTGTCATATTGATATAGAGTATGCACCTACCTTTACAGATTGGGAAGAACAACCAATGATATGGGATTTAGATACTACTGAAGGTGGCTTAGAGTGGAAATCAGATGACGTTGAAATGCTTTGTATGATGAGAATTGCAGACGTAACTGCATGGGATATAATACAAAGAGATTTATTACCTGGAGAAGAAACTACTGTAGAAAAATCAGGCAATGAATGCTACGTAATAAATACAAATTATGCATTAGTAAATAACACTAAAGAAGTTGAAAAAGTTGATGGTTTAAAATTAGTATCGGATAGTGCTGTTTATAAAAACATAAGTTCTGAGCCACAAAAGATACTAAAGTATTACAAATGAAATACATAAAAGCTCTGGTTTATTACTTAAGAGATATCAGTGTTAATACAATTCCCAGTCTAGATCTACTATTTAATATAGTAAAAGAATTAGATCGCAAATCGGACAAACAAAATATGAAAAAGTTTAATAGTCATCCTGTTGCAAAACGTTTGTATGAAGACGATCAACATTTATTAGATTATATAAAAGCAAACAATTTTAAAAAAGATACTTTTGGTTCCGATCTTAAAGAGTTTTGGTCAGAGCAAAGTGTAGATTTACTAAAAGAATATGCATCAAGAATAAAACACAAAGATGTTAAAAGAAAAAGATTTATAGATTTATTTTGGATACAACATGATATCATTCATTTTATAAATGGATATAATACTACACCGTTAGCTGAAGCTGCTGTTATATCATTTACAATAGCTCAAGAAAAAAGACCAAGTTTTAAAATATTTATATTGGCTGGATGGTTTGTAAGTATGAAGCATGGGTTTTTAAATCCATTTAGATATTTAAGGGTTTGTTATGAAGGGTATAAACGAGGCAAACAATCGGAGTGGTTTATGACAGTAGATTGGAAGCAACACTTAAATAAAAAAACATCACAAGTAAAAGAGTTACTTAATTTAAAAGAACCTCCAAAACTTTGGAATGTTTTTCTAGAAGATTATACGAGACTACATAATTATTTAAAAAATAAAGCTGCATAATGGGAACACTATTAAAATTATCGCCACCATCTCCTGGCATAGTAACTGAAGTTTCAGACTATCAAGCACAGATGAGATATACTGATGGCGATTTAATTAGATTTAGAAATACTTTTCCTGAAAAAATTGGTGGATGGGAAGAAAGAGATGCGTCTATTGGTGCAACAATAAACGGAACTATTCGTTCTGTATTATCTGGCATAACTAATTTAGGACAGCGTTGGGCTATTTATGGCACTAACACACATGTGTATCTAGAGAGCGGACAAGCAATGTACGATGTAACTCCATACAGGACTGCTGCAAACAGTTTAACAAATCCATTTACTACAGGAGGTGCTGGTACAAACACTGTAACTATGACATGGGCATCTCATGGTATTATAGCCACAACTCCTGCATCTAGAGTTATAATAGCAAGCATTGGTTCAGGCACAGTTGATGGAGTAACTATAACTACTGGAGAATATTTTGCTACTGTAATTAATACAAACTCATTTACAATAACACCTGTATCTGGAACGGGGGCATCAATATCAGGTACTGCTAGTTCTGGATCGACATCAGGTGGAGGCACAGTTTCTATACGAGCACTAACAAACAATGGACCTGACGATAGTACATTAGGTTTTGGATTTGGTGCAAGTACTTATGGATCTAGCACATGGGGTACAGCAAGAAGTACAGCAATAGCAAAAGATACAAGAGTATGGTCTTTTGATTTATGGGGTGAAGATATTGTAGCTTCAACTGGGGATGGTACAGAAGAAATATATTATTGGGATGTTACAACTTTAACAGGAAGAGGATTAACACTTTCTCAATATGTTACAAGTCTTGGTTTACCAACTACTGGGATTCCAGCTAAAGTTGGAAGAGTACTAGTGTCTACACCTGATAGACATCTAATTGCATTTGGGTGTGAGCCTGAGGGCAGCTCTGATTATGATCCATTAACAGTAAGGTTTGCATCTCAAGAAACTTTAAACATATGGAATGCTGATGAATTAAATTCAGCAGGTGATCAAAGATTAGGAACAGGCTCAACAATAGCAGCAGTTAAAAAATCTAAAGGGCAAATGTTAATATGGACAGACGAAGATCTTTATGGCATGCAGTTTATTGGGCCTCCATTTACTTTTTCATTTCAACAATTAGGAACAAGATCAGGAGCTTTATCTGTTAATTCAGTATCAACAGTGGAAGGTGTAGCTTATTGGATTGGAGAAAACAACTTTTATATTTATGATGGTACTATTAAAGTACTGCCGTGTCCTGTCCACAATTTAATATATGGAGGACTAAGACCAGACTCTACTATAAAAGAAACTATAAGTATGTTACAATCTCAAAAAGTTTTTTCTGGGCAAGTTGCAAAGTATAACGAAATATGGTGGTTCTATGGTGCTGATGTTACAGACATAACAACAGGTGTGACAACTAATGCATCAGATATTAATAGATACGTTATATACAATTATGTAGATAATACTTGGTCAATAGGTCAAGCATTAGTTAGAACCGCTTGGGAAGATAGTAATGTATTTGATACTCCAATAGCTGCAGATATAAATGGAGACATCTTCGATCAAGAATCAGGATTCAATAACAATGGATCTGCAATGACATCTTTCATACAAACAGGATATTTTAATGGAGATGAGAATGGTGATCAAGTTTTCTTTATGGATAGAATAATACCTGACACAACTTTTGCAGCAGGTAATACTATTAAGACTGAAATAAATACTAAAAGATATCCTAATGATTCTAATGTTACAACTAAAGGACCATTCTCAATATCTTCCACACAAGGTAAATTAGATTTTAGAAGTAGAGGTAGGGCTTTTCAAGTTAAAATATTTAGCGATGCAATAGATACTCAATGGCGATTGGGTACGTGGCGTGTTCGCGGACAACCAGATGGTACAAGATAATGAGTTTATATAGTAAAGGAATATACCCAGAATTATCACAAGAAGAAAGAATAAATAAAACTGTTCTGGCAAGAACGTACGACGCTTTAATACAAGCTTTGACACTTAGAGATAATTCTTTAAGTCCAATACCAAGACGTTTAGCAGATGATTCAGAGCAAAAATCTATGAATTGGTTTTTAGGATAATGGCAGTAAAATATGAAATAGTAGGTAAATCATTAACTAGCACATCGCAGACTAGTCTATTGACAGCACCCGCTAAACAACAATTAATAATCAAGTCTATACGAGTATCTACTATGGGAGTATTTACTCCTTCAATTACCTTTGAGGTAACAGATAGTTCTGCTAGTGCTACCTATACTATAGAAAGATTGAAGGTATTAGTGGGTAATCAAAGTATAGAAATATTAGATAATCCAATAGTATTAGAACAAACTGATATACTTAAGGTAACTTCTAGTACTACAGATCAGCTAGATATTGTAGTCAGTTACATGGCAGTAGCTCAAAATGAATAAGGGTGCCCCCTTGCAAATAGGGGACATATAAGGTATAATATAACAATGGCAAATAATCCAATGGCAGGAATGGACGTTACAGGTCCAATACAACCCAATGATATTGTGATGCGCGCTTCTGAGATTGGCACAAGTATGCCTGGTATCGGAGCTTTAGCATATAAACAAGCTAGAAAAGGGGCACAAAAAGGTATTAAAGGTATCCACATGATTCCTGAAACAACGAATCAGAACATGGACTTTATGGGTATCGCAAAACAAAACGTAGACAATCAGCTAACTAATATGGCTAGTACAGTTGAGGCAGCATCAGCTCCTCCTGGTCATATGCTTGCTTTTATTACACCTGAAGAAGCAGGAGTTTTAAAATTATTAGGCGGTACTGGTGAAATGACTTCAGCAGGAATACCTGCATTTCCACCTGAAGGACAGTATGGTCAAGGCGGTGGTGGTATAAATAATCCTGGTAACAATAATAACCAAGGTGGCAACAACGATCCATACGGAGGAGGACCTGGTGGTCTGCACTCTGACTATGGAGGAACTTCTTCTGATACGACATCTAATGATACTAGCGGAGGTGACGGCCCAACTAGTTCATATAATGATTTAAGTGACTCAGAAATTAAAGAACGATTAAGAAGGCCTAATGCATTTTCTCCTGAAGATGTGCAAAATGCAATAGATCAAGCTAAGGACGCAGGCGTAAGCACAGCAGATGCTTTTGGTAATAAAATGGGCGATATCGGAAATGAAACAACTAGAAGTTTAGCTGTTAGAGAGATGATGCAAAACGCAGCAGGTTACAATCCAACTACAAAAGGTTATGACAATCCTTTTAATACTTCAATGGATTTAGATTTAGGCTATGACACATATAACAGAATGCTAGAAAAAGGGTACAAACCATCAGATATTAAAAATTTTGAATATAACAGATACAAAGGTTTACTTGGTGATATGAAATTTGATGCCACACTAGATGGTGAAGTTGTGGGTTCTTTTAACATGAATAAACCAGGCGGATTTTTAAACGATATTTTTGGTAAAGGAGGTTTTACTTTTAATAGAGATTATGCTGACCAAGGTAATAGAGGCAGGGATCGTACTATAGCTACAGTTAATGAAGAAGTGGTAATAGATGAAGATGGAGATGGCGTTGCAGATGATACAGAATATTTAGACGCTTCTGAATATTACTTACCTTCTGATTATACTAGTGATAGAATAACTGCAGGTGATTTAGTGCCAGGTAGAAGAAGATTTATGACAAGAAAAGGCGGCATGAAAATACCTGAAGGTGATAATCTTACACTAGATGAAATAAGAGATTACGCAATGCTTGGTGGATTTAGTTTACTAGAACCATTCAGCGAATATCAAGCAAGACGAAGAGAATATTATGGAAAGCCTGACTTTGGTCAAGGTACAGATTTTGATTACTCTGGTTCAACAGGCGGAGGGACAACAACTTAATGGCTTTATTTGATTTTTTATTTGGTGGCGGATCATCCGCTCCTCCTGTTCAATCATCAGGAATTACTACAACTGATATACCATCATATGTAGCTGAACCTGCTGCACAATTAATTGGAGCAGCGGCAGATGTTGCTTCAGAAGATTTTGTTCCTTATTCAGGACCAAGACTTGTAGGTTTATCGAAAGAAGAACAAGATGCTATTGCACAGCAAAGAGGTTATGCGGGGGCAGGATATACTACTGCTGGTCAAGGTATTGGAACTTTACAAGGGGCAGATGCTTTACTAACAGGAGCTACTGATAGCACTCAATCGTATTTAAGACAAGCAGCTGGGCAAGGAGCGCTTGCTCAAAATATGTTTGCACAAGGAGCTGGCAAAATAACAGGAGCAGATATTCGAGACTACATAAATCCTTATGTAAGACAGGCTTTAGATCCTGCAGCTAGAAGATTAAGAGAAGAAACTCAAAGACAACAAGTGGCAAATGCTGCAACAGCTGCACAAACTGGATCATTTGGAGGAAGCAGACAAGCTGTACTTCAAGGAGTAACAAATAGAAATTTAAGTGAAGGCATAAGTGATTTGTATTCTAAAGGCTATGGCAGTGCTTATGAGTCGGCTTTAAAAGCTGCACAAGATGATAGAAAACGTCAAGTACAATCAGGACAAGGTATGGCTAACTTAGCTAAAACTTATGGCGATTTAGGTAAAGCTTCTACAGGAGCTGCTGATTCAATGCGTAACATTGGACTAGCAGAAGTTACTGGAGCAGCAACTCAACAAACTTTAGGAGCTGCAGATGTAGCTTCTCAACTAGGAGTAGGGGCACTAGAAAGAGGAATAGATCAAGCGGCATTGGATACTGCTTACAGTGATTTCTTAAAAGAGCAATACTATCCTAAAGAACAATTAACATTTATGAGTGGTATCTTACAAGGGGCACCTTACCCTGTAACTACATACACTCAAGCAACTGCACCAGGGCAACAATCGCCTGGTGGATTCTCTCAACTATTAGGCTTTGGACTTAATGCAGCTAGTGTAGCTGGTGGTCTAGGCTGGACACCATTCGGATAAACTATGGCAGAAAAAGATAAATTTGATTATTTAAAAGATACTGACTTTGGTAAATTTTTAGAGTACGGTGGCTTTCTTGAAGATGACAGTATTTACAATCCTTATAATCTAGGAACAGCTATTTACGATACAGCTGCTGTCCCTATGAATAAATTATCAGAAATATTTACTGGGTATAATCTTGGTTTATCAGGTAATAGATTGTTCAATAGGGGTGACCCAAACGAAGCATACTTCTTAGGAATGCCAACTGACGCTACTCCAGGTTTTTTAAACTATGAAGAAAGAATGGAGGAAGCTAAGGAGAAAGAGAAAAAAAGGAAAGATTCTCCTGCTCCACCAACTGATCGTAGGCAAGCTGGGATAAATAAATATGAAAAACCTAAAACAAAATTTAGTATCAATCCTAATATGGATAAATTTATTGGACAAGAAAATATTATGGAAAAATTTAAAGATCCAAACTATAAACCTGCTGATCCATTTCAAGTTGCTGCAGAAGAATCTTTTAACCCTGCAAGAATAACTAGAGGTAATATGAAATTACAACAAGCTATTTTTGATAATGAAATGAAAAAAGGTTCTAAAGAATTAAAAGATGTATCCAAAAAGAAAATGGATAAATATTTAAAAGATAAAGCAGAAGCTGAAGCATATGCTTCTAAAAGTTTTTTAGAGAAAATGTTTGACAAAGATGTCAGAGAAGGAGAAACAATTTCTAACGCTGATAAATCATTTGCAATTATGAGAGCAATAGGGGATAGTCTATTGCAACCTAAAGATCCTGGCGAAGCTAGAAGTTTTGTTACTGATGTAGCTAAAGGTTTAGGAGAAGGCGCTGATGCTATAACTGCACTAGAAGATAAAGAATATGGCAGAGCAACAGCAAAAACTGCAGCTGACTTAGAATCTTTAATGGCTAACGCAGAGCTAATGGACATTGCTTCTAAGATTCAAGAAAGAGAAGCTGGTATTTTAAGAGATGATCAATTAGGTGTATCACAAATTGCAAAAAATTTAAGAGATGCTACTCTAATAGATCCAAACTCAGCACAAGCAAAAGATTTATTAAACAACGATATTAGAAGTGCTATGGTTGTAGTACAAGGCACTGGACTAATGCCAGGAGACGCAGGTTATCAAGAAGCATTAGGAAATGAACTATCAAAACAATTTGACACAGAAACTAAAGTCGGATTGCTTGGAGAGTTGACAGAAGAATTTTTATTTCAACTACCACCAGATCAACAAGCAACAATGAGAGCTTTAAAAATATCTATTGTTAATGACGTAAGTCAAAACTTGGCTTTGACACCTGGCGGAGATGATTCATCTATATCATACAAAGACGGTATAGTAAACTAAACCTAAGAGAGTTCGCTCTCTGAATACAATAAGTAAGGAAACAAATGGCAGACAAAAAACAAAGTGTCTATAATATAGATGCTTTTAAAGATATTATAAGAGCAGATGAAGGTCTAAGTTTAATACCTTATCAAATACCAGGAGAAAAACATTACACTATAGGCTACGGACATTATGGTCCAGATGTTTTAGAACCTAAACAAACAAAAATTACCAAAAAAAGAGCTGAAGATTTATTAGACAAGGACGTAAAAGTTCGTGTTAAAGAGATTGATAGTTTAATCCCAAACTTTAAAAAGTTTCCAACAGATGTACAAAATGCTATCTTTAGTGAATATTACAGAGGATCAATAAGACAAAGTCCAAATACAGTAGATCTTATTAACGCAGGAGAATATAGTAAAGCCGCTGAAGAATTTCTAAAAAACAAACAATATGAAAATGCAGAAGCGTTAGGTATTCCAGGCATACGTCCACGCATGGAAGCGGTAAAAGATGCTTTATTATCTATGGGTATTGAATCACGTGAACCAGGCGGCCCAGTCAATGCTGGTCAACCGTACCTTGTTGGAGAAGATGGTCCTGAGATTATAGTGCCAGAACAATCTGGAACAGTTATTCCAAACAATCAACTAGCTTCCCCATTTAATTTACAATTTGACGCAACTGCTTTTGCAGATGCTTACGCACAATTATTTCCTACAGAACCTGTAAGCGAACCACTTCCTGAAAAACCTAAAATGAAGTATATAACGTTTGAGGATCCAAACGCTCCAAGGTTTGAAGTACCTGAAAATTTAACTAAAGAACAATTACAACAATACATGAAGTCTCCTGAAATTGAACAAGAGATGTTTAACAAAGGTTACTTGTACAAGTACGGTTTAGACCCAGTAAGATATGATGACCCACAAAATTTAGATGATTGGAATTTTACAGCAGGTCTTAAATCGGGCTATGATAGTATAAAGTCTATTGGTTCTGGTTTTTTATATACCATGGCTGATCTATTTAACAACGAAGAATACGAAAAGAAATTTGCTGAAATGGTTGGACAATATAATTTAGATGCAGGTGTTCATCAATTTAAAGAAGGTGAAGAGGGTAAACCAGACTTACGAATTACAACAATTGAAGACATGTTGCAAGATGAAAACAAACTTGGATCATTCTTAGACTGGGCATCATTTAATATGGGAGCTGGCGTAGCTACTATGCTGCCATTGATGGGGGCAGCTGTGGTTGGAGGTGTTGCAGGAGGAGGAGCTACATTATTTACGATGCCTTTAACAGGCACAGCTATAGGACTTGGAGGATTGTCTTTCTTATTAGGTGCTTATGGAATGGGTGTTGGTGAAGCTACTAATGCTCAATTAGAAAGATCAGGAGATTCAAATGCTGCTATATCACTAGCTGCTGGTATTCCTTATGCTGCATCTGAAGCAGCATTTGGTGTATCATCTCAAATAGTATCTTCTTTCGCTAAACGTGGAGGTTTGACAGGCACAACAAAAGAAGTACTCGATAATATAATTAAAAGAAAATTTAATAAATCAGTAACAGACCCATCGATAATAAAAGAAGTTGCCAAAGGAGTATCAAAAGGTTTTGCAGGAGAAGCAACGGCAGAGGGATTACAAGAAATTATTACATCATCTGCTGCTGAGATAGGGGCAGGTGCAAGTTTAAAAGATTTATATAGCACTCCAGATTTTTGGAAACAAGTAGGAGAAGCTGCTGCAGCTGGTGGTGTTGCAGGTTTTGGTATAGGGGCAATACCTGGCGCAATAAATTATACAAGACAAAGCAGATCTAAAGTTGAAGGAGCATTTGGTATAGGGGAAATAGACCCAACCGATAATGAAACAATTAAAAAAACTGGAGCAACTGTTGGTGATGTTATTACAATTGAAGGAGCATACCAAGCAGAGAATCCTGAATACGAAACAGAAAATAATCCACCGCAGTTTACAATATTAGGATCAACAACAAACACAGATGGTGCTAAAAATATTGTGTTAAAGAATAACACAACCAATACTATACAATTACTGAATGAGAAAGAAGCAAGTAAAGTAATTAAATTAGAGCAGAATCAAATAGACAAACAAGAGACAACAGAAAAATTCGAAAAAGACGAACCAATACCTAGTGATGCTAAAGTTAATAGATCTATTGCTGAACTGAGAAGAAGAGGACTTACATCTAAACAAATTATAGATAACGCTTTAATAGAAGAAGAAAGAGTTAAAAATAAAGAAGAATGGAAGAGAGAAAGATTAGATATAGCTAATTCAGAATTTACTAATTACGATGAAGGCATTGCAGCGGGTGATACTATGGCATCTTTACCTGGTTGGATGAAACCATTTGATCCATCAACTAGAGTTGATGGCGAGTTAGACGTATTACTAGAAAGAGAATGGAACAACTGGGTTAAAAGAACATTGGATAATTCTATAAACGATACTCCATTAAATATGAATAACATTTCAAAAAAAGATCTAGAACAATTAGCTAAACTAGGTTATGACAATGGCCCACAAGGAAGAGCATTAATTGATACACATAAAAGAGATTTTACAAGAGTCAAAGACAATCCAAGAACTAACAGGGGTAGACAAAGAATAAAAGAAATTATTGATCAAGGCGTTGCATACGAACCTATGACAGTAAGCACTAGAACTTTGATAGAAAGCCGTAGGGTGCCCCCTTTACAACAGCGAAGTGAAGAAGAGTTTCAGAATCTAACACAACAACAAAAACTAGCAGACTTTGAGACAGCAAAAGTTGACGAAGAAATACAGTCGGCAAGATTACAAAAAAGAAACTTAGATAAGAAAGATCCTACATATAAAGAAAATATTCGTGAGTTAGATTTACAAATAGATAATCTAATAACTCAAAAGAATGCAAGGGTATTAGAGTCATCAAGTGCACTAGGTAGAATAGATGCTATAGTAGATATATTAAATAGATTAGATGTGCGAGGTATTAAATACAATCCTAAAGGAATGCTTAGAGCAGCTTTAAAGTTAGCTAAAAAAAGTAAAAATCAAATAGAAATAAACGCATTAGAAGGGGCATTAGCTAGAGCTAAACCTGAGTACTACCCATTAGTTAGATTTGGAACAGGTACTGTATTTGTTTACTCAGATGTAATGGTAGATACAGCTAAGAGTGAGATAAAATTTTTAGAAAGTCAAAGAAAGGGAGGAGCAGAAGGTCTTTCAGCGGCAGACTTTGCAGCTTTAACTGTTGAAGAAAGACTAGCTTATCTAGATATTACTGATAGCATACAAGAGTATCAAGATATAATAGAAGTTTCTTTAGCAAAGAGAAAAGAATTAAATTCCTTATTAGAAAGTTTTGACATAGAACCTTTATTGAATTTTAAAGATGACAGAGCAAGAGTTCCTGGCGCTCAAACATTAAACAAAGTAAAAACTCAAGTTAAGAAATTAAGAAAAGAACTCTATGGATATGATGAGAATGTATATGAAAAGAATACACAAACTTTTTGGAGTATATCTAATTACCCCAACTCACTAGATCGCCCACAACTTTCTGAAGAAGCTATAAGGTCCATGGCTGTTATTGGTGATCAATTTCAAAAAGAACTTAATCAAATGGGACTAGATAATCTTAGTGTAAGATTAGTAGATTCTATAATGACTGAGAAAGGGGCACCTTTAAATGGTAGATTCTTTGGTGGTTTAGGTTTAATAGAGGTTGCTATGAATGCAACTACTCCTGTAGATAATATAGCTCTTGCAGATTCTCAACGTTACACTATGCATCACGAGTCAATGCACTATATATTTAATAATTTATTAACACCAAAGGAACAACAAGTATTACGTAACGCTGCTAAAAAAACTTTAATTGATAGATATAATATTAAAAACAGATACGGCCCATTTGGTTTAGATCAAAGTCAAATGGAAGAAGAAGCGATCTCTGATTACTTTGCAGAGTATATGGCAACAACTCCTAACGGTGCATTAGATAGTCCAAAAGGAATTATAGGTAGAGTCTTTGAAAGAATACGATTGTATATTACAACTCTTGCAAATGTACTTAGAGGCAATGGATTAAATCAAGCTGATCAAGTATTTAATAAATTAGACTATGCAACAGTAATAGCACGAAGAGCTATTATGTCCAAAGCTGTTATGCAAACTACAGAGATAAGTAACATAGCTAAAGCTGCAGGCATATCTATAGATGAAGCTCAAGCATTTGTACAACGAGGACTTATAAAAACTAAAGTATTAAATTCAGGATTCAATACAGGAAGTATTACAGATAACAAAGGATTGTATGCTTCGTTTGTGTTGTATCAACAACCAAAAACAGGACTAATGATTGATCCAAGTTTAAGAAAAATAACTACATTAGTCAACGGTTTAATGAAATCTCTCACAACTAAAGAAGGTCTACCGAATATAAATGAAGCTAATTATTATTTAGCAGAGCTAAAGAAGATAACACCTCAAGAATTAAATGCAGCAATAGCTTCTTTACAACTTTCAGACTCATCTTTTGCAGACAAATTTGAAACGTTTAGTGCTATGGAATTAGGAACTGCAACTAGGGCACAAAGGCAAGTAATGAACCTTTTATCTTCTTTAAATTCTAGAACTCAAGGCGAAGAAATATTTACTAATCGATTAAACAGAATCACACTACCTACTGAATCTGATTTAAGAATAGCAGGTTCTATTAAAAAAACATATCACTTTACCACTGACGGTTCAGCTGTTCCTACACTTGATAAGAGTAGAGTTAGTGAACTTGGAATGCATTTTGCAAGCAGTGAGATGCAAGCAAAAGATAGATACAACATGAAGGTAAGGCGAGGAGAAACTACACTGATGCCAGTCTTAGGAGGAAGAACAAAAACGGGTGGCGTATTATTTCAAGATGGTCGTTTCGATATAGACTCAACGGTTGAAGAAGACTTAGGTAGTATTAATACAGCAATCTTATACATAAACAATCCATTAAGAATGCCAGACATGGGCAACTGGGAAACTACAGATGTGTTAGATCAATTAACAGAAACACCTACCAGTAAAAATTTTAGAGGTTTTAGAACTTTTTATAACACTGTTGATATTTCTCCTGTTCTATTTACAGAAAAAGAAAATGGTGCAATACTTCGTGAGTTAGGAAAGATTGAAGAAAAGTCTAGGAAGTCTCCAGTTGAAGGGTATGGTAGTTATAGAAGNAAACAATCAAGATACTTAGTAGAAAAAATAAAAGAAAAAGGTTACGACGGTATTGTATATGTCAACATGTCTGAAGGTATGCGCGCAGGAGATTTTGGCAGAGGAGTAGAAAAAGGGGCACAGGAATCTTTTATAGTCTTTGACGACAATCAAATACAAAGAGTTGAATTTAATAGTAACCCAGATTTTACAGACATAAATTATCAAGCATCAGTACAAATGCAGGAGTCAGTTGCAGATGATGAGTTAAGTAAACCTGAAACAATGAATAGACAACAACAGAAAAAAGGTGTTGATGATTTAAAGAAAACAGCAGAAGCCACTGATAAAATATTTGAAGATGGTAAAGAAGCTAGCTTAAAAGACATAAGTTTCTTTGGTAAGTGGGCAAACCATGCTAGAAACTTTGCTACCAAATATCCTGTAGTAGCAAGACTGTGGGACTCCATATCTAAAATGGAACAAAAAGGAAGAGAAATTCAAACGCAATTTGTTATGGATATGAGAAGATACTTTGAAGTAATCAACAATGTAGAAGGGGCTAAAGAAGCGTTAGCTAAAGCACATATTATATCACAACAAGAAGGCGCGCAAGGTAGATATAGAAGAGATGCCAACGGTCAAATTATATTTGTATCACCAATAGACATGACTACTGGTGGAACTGGACAGAATGTTGTAACAATTAACAAGGGTGAAATAATTATATTAGAAGGGGATATTGCCACAGCTTATGAAGAAGCTCAGATTGCAATTCAAAAGTTATTAGAAGAAATTAAAAAAGGAATGATAGCATCCAACTACGTAGATGATATTATTAATGCTGCAAAGATGATAAACATTATGGATCCTAGATTATTACAACAAGTAGGATTAGATGTAGATAGTTTGAATAGGGATAATGTAGAAAATTTAAACTTTCAACAATTAAGTGCTATAGTAGGCGGGCTACAAATGATGGAGCAAAGACAAGTACAATCAAATCAATTAGAATTATTTGCCCCTCTTGAAGAAATACAAAAGCTACTTGGTACAGAGGACTCAGGGCTAAGTGCTTTACTAAAACAAATAGGCATATACGAGCAATATAAAACATTTGACTACGTACCATTACAAAGATACGGAGAGTTTTATGTAACTGTAAAAAATGCTGAAGGTAAAATTGTTCATGCGGAAAGTATAGAAAAACCATACATAGAAGAACGAGCAGCAGGTCAAACTTTTGAAAAAAAGAAAGACGAAGTAATAAGTAAGTTAGCTGGATTGTATCCAGCGTCTGCTGGCTTTAATATATCTGAAGTTAAAGAAGACAAACCTACTATGCGTGACAAACTTATTGAAGAATTTTCTATGCTAGATTTATTAGCATCTAGAATGTCAGAGCCTACAGCTAAAGCTTACGGCGAAGCTAGGAAAGAATTAGATAGACGTATAGGCGGGGGCACTTTAGTTGGATTTGATCAATTCTTAAGAGGCAGAAAAAAGATTGGTGGTGTTCCAGGATTTGATGGAGATATTATAAGAGGTATATCTTCGTTCGGTATGGTAGCTGCAGAGTACGCAGGAAGAAACAGATTCTTAAAAGAAATAAGAGATCGAAAATCAACTGCTATAAAATATACAGAGCAGCCAGGTAATCAAAGACCTAAGTTAAGAGAAGCTATAGAAAGTATGGTTGACTATGGGGTGGACAATGTGCATCATCATGAGTTTGCTTTACCTAGACGTATGGGATTCTGGTGGTTCTTAGGTGGAAACTTATCTTCAGGTATACTACAGATAATGAGTGCAGTACAATTTACTGGACCTATCCTTGCGCAATTCAGTAATTCAGCAACAGTTGCTGCTCAAATGACTAAAGCTGTGGCTGATGTTACTAGGATGATTACATTTACTAACAACGAATTTGCTGATGTTTATTTAGACTTTGATAAAATACCTGCAGATGTTAGGGAAGTAGTTAAAGAAGATGTGGCTAATGGTATCATTAAACAAGGGCAAGCAATATACGAAGCAGGCATGGCACCAGGGTATGCTATGTCACCAACAGAAAAAACTAATTTAAGATCTAAGACTAGGCAGTTTGAACAAGGAGTTATGGGTGGAGTATTTAATACTTTTGAAACTATATCTCGTTTAACTGCTTATATAGCAGCATATAGAATAGCAAATAATAATGCAGTTATGGAAAAAGCAAATGACTATTATGGTTCTGCTAATAAATTATGGAATGAGTATAAATCTAGAAGAGGAGGTGTTGCTACACAACAAGACTTTGCTAGAATATTAGTTGATGATACGTTTGGGGATTACTCTAAAGCTAATAGGCCTAGAATAATGAGAGGACCAGGTGCTGTGTTCTTCTTATTCCAAACTTATATCAGCCAAATGTTTTTCTTACTAGGAAGATTATTCACACAAGGAGGCCCAACAGGTAGGAAAATGTTTGCAAGAGTTATGTTAATGTTATTTATAACTGGAGGACTTATGGGTATGCCAGGTATGGAAGAGCTTGATCAGGTATACAAAATGATACAAAGAATGAGAGGCGTTAACGAGGACATGAGAACACAACTAAGAGAAATGTTTACTGAAACTGTAGGTCCTCAAGCTACTGAATATTTAATGCAAGGTGTCATAGAAGCTGGGACGGGGGCAAGTGTACAACGTAGATTATCTTTAGGCGAAGTACCAGGATCTGCTCAGATAAGAGCACTTATGGGCATGATGGGTTTCCCTACTGGGGCAAGAGCGGAAGAATTTTTAGGAGCACCTGGTGCGGTGTTTATAGATTCAGCTAGAGAAATGAAAGATATATTTTCAAGAGAAGGAACCGCAGCATTTTATAATGATTTAGATTTATACATGGCAGCCATGCCTACATTTATTAAAAACCTATACAGAGCAACATACAAATATCCAGCCGAAGGATATGTAGAAACTAAATATGGTAATATTGTAACGTCTGATTTAAATGGATTGGATCTTTTAAAACAAGGAATGGGTTTTACTCCTACTAAAATATCTAAAGAAAGAACTGCACTGTATTATGATAAAGCCATAGAAGGAAAGTATACTGGCGTGATAAGAGGATTCAACAATAGAATTAAAAGAGCATACAGAGACATCTACATTGGCATCAATGTAAATCCTGACAGTAGCATGGTTAAAGATGCACAGCTAGAAATTAATAAAGTAATGAGAGAGATTATGGCATTCAATAATAAAGTAGGATATGAGTATATGTTCTTCCCACAGTTAAGCCAGTTACAATCTGAAGGTATACAACAAGCTAACACTACATACCGTAATCTTAAAACTGATAAGAAAACTATTAAGATGAAACAAAAAATGCGTGAGTCTTTAAATATTAAAGATTAATTATTTCTTAACTAAGCTTCCACCAAAGTATAAACCAATGATAGCTGCTACTAAATTAGTATCTAGTGGAGTTATAATAATTCCTCGTTGAGCCATAGGTACCCATTGCATTACTTCCTTACCTTCAAAGAATAANAAGCCAGGCTTCCACTCTGTGTATCCAACTATTACTTGTGCTTGTGGATCTATTAAAGGAAGTATCTTAGGTAAAACAACAATTGCAAAGATAGCAGTCAATGCTATAATTCTTCTTGTCCATTGAAAGCCTACGTTCTCATACTCTCTTGCTTCTTTAAACGCAGCCGTCTGAACTTCCGCTCTTTGTATCAATAGCTTTTGCTCAGCTTGTTTAGCTTTTATACTTTGTGACCAGATGCTCATGACACCACCAAGAACGGTAGAGCCGAGCATTGTTATCATTTCAAAAGGCATTAGAATAAACTTTTAATTTTTTCTATTACGTCTTTTATTTTTTCTTTTATCTTTTCGATCATTATTTTCTCCAAATGATTTTTTATTTAACAACTCAACTAAAGATTTAAATGACATATTTTTAATCATCATTGTATGAACTATCCCAATTCAAAGGATTAGCACTGGTCTGTTTCCACTGCTCATCTATAGGATCTGTTTTCTTTTCAGGGATAGGTTTGGCATCGCCACCTATACTTACTGTACCTATACCCATGTCGGGTTTAGGCATATTAAAACCTGTCTTTACATCGTCATTCATAACTATATTATATCAAATAAAGGGGGCACATTCAAGTACATTATATCCATTTTACCCACTCTGATTTTGGCTTCTTGTCTAAGGCTTGCTCAGATATTACAGGCAATTGGAAAGTTATTCCATACTTAGGGTGTGTAAACCATAAGGCTTGCCTTGGCTCTTCATAAGAGAACCTGTTACTCATAGCATATTCGTCATATCCTTTAAGAGATCCGTTAACTATGATACCTTTTAAAGATAGATACTGATGCCAGTGNCCCATGATAACGTAATCAATAGGTTTTTTATGTGTGGCATATTCAGCTTTAACTTTGGCTACCCCTCTAGAAATAGGACCAAGCATACCAACTACTCCACTACCACCCTTAACTCCTAGCCTGTCTCCATGAGTGAGCAAGTAGTTAACGTCATATATTTTGTAGTATGAATCAAAGCCATAGTTTATTTGAAACTGTACTCTTTTGTCTTTAGCATTAGTNTAATGTTTTTCAAGCATAGTNTATAGCATCCAGTCAAANCTAGTTGCTGCTGCTTGTTTATGTCTGTATTGTCTNAACATTCTTCCATGATTTCCAAATGCACACGGCACAAATACCTTACCAAACACATCAGCTAATGAATCAATAGCCCATGTCAAGTGGTCAAACAATTCAAGCACATGCTCTATATTAGTTCCGTCATTTGTTTCTGTTAACTCTTCATGTATATGNCCAGATATCATGTCACCACCCAAACATAAAACAATACCAGGATACTTTGGATTAACCATATGGTTAGTGCATAAATCAATAGTAGATTCTATTGTAGACTTAAGCCTAGCTTTAGCAATACTTCTGTCGTATTTATTTAAACCGTTCACTTCATCTGGATTAACTACTTCGCCCCAATGTAGATCAGATAAAAGCAATGTAGGTACACCAGGTGCCCCATGTGCTGGAGAATTTTTCTTTAGCCACTTAGGTGGTTCAGCTGTACGATTGTGTAATTTAAATACTGTCTTTCTTATTTGTTCGGCAGTAATATTATCTAAGGCTAATTCTTTTACTTGTTTTTTTAAATCAGATATTTGCATATCATACAAAATCTTTTGCTCTATCAAAGCTGCNTCAGTATCAGGNGCATTTACTGTTGGCACAATACCCTCACGCTCTGCTGCTTCTAGTCTACCAATCAAGGTAGTTCTAGGTATACCTAAAGTCTTAGCTGCTTCTGCTTTGTTACCTTTAGCTACAACTAAAGCATTAATTGCTTCTAAATTTTTATTTTCTATACCCATTTGATACATCTCCATTGTTTACAATTCTACCAAAGCTATCCACTATTGACCCTTGAGGCGCACTTTTTAATTTGCCCTTGTTGTCATAAGCTTCAGCTACCACTCTATAAAATACTTGTTGATCAGTTCCAGGAACCATGTTGTTGGACCACTCACCTGTCCTCTCATACCTTCTCAACTCAGCAAGATTAGCTTTATGATGTAGGTAATCTCCATAAGCTTCTGCATGATTCTTATCTCTTTTACCTAGCTTTCTAGATACTTTATAAGCTTGAGCCGCTGCTTCAGTCTCTTGCTTCTTTAACTTATCTATTTCTTTTTGAGTATGTTTCTTAGCAGGGCTAAGTTTTAACGGATAGTCTGGGTGATATTTCATATTCTCTCTCCTATAAAAAGCTAGGGGCAAACTAACCTAAATTAATTCGCCCCTTGTGCCCCCCTTAATTCGTATTATACCACGAGCAAGGGGTAATTGTCAAGGGCTAATTTCCTGTAACGTCTACTAATTCGCAGACACCACCTGTACAGGCCAGCTCTTGTGAACCTGTGGTATTATCTTTATCCTCAACAAATGCAGAAAAATCCACACCATTTGGCATTTGTTTTAATAAATTTTCGTATTGTTTTTTATCACAATCTTGGTAGGGTGCTTGCTGATATACGTGATCAGCATAAGGCAAGAAACTTATTCCCGCCACATGGTCAAAGTTTTTATAAACCCATGCTCCTACATCCATCCACTCGTGATCCTTTACTGATATAGTAACAGAAGGTTTGTGCTCACACCAATGCTTCTGATATAACAACCAAATCTCTAGTTGTTGTATAGCACCTACATCATTTCTACAGACAGCACGGTCTGGTGATTTAATTGGAAAAGAAAACACGGTGACTGATGTGGGATTAGTAACATCTGGTTCATTAGGAAATCCTTTTTCAATCATGAATGAAGTCAATGGATCTTTCGTATCACACCTAACTGTTCTTATGTAGTATGGACTATGTCTTGTGTGAATACCTGATGCACTATCCACTAACTGACTGACAGTTCCTGAAGGCTTTACGCAAGTTATGGCGGTAGACTGTGGTATCTTTAAAGTTTTCGCTAACTCTTTGTTAACCTCTACAGCAGTTGCCTTTAGCTTTTTAAGAAAGTCCGCAGTAGGTAAATTTGTATAGTGATTATCCATTATGCCTGTCAAGGATACTCCAAGTAATCTTTCTTCTTCGGTATTATCTTTCCATATTTTACGTAAATATTTAAAGTCAGTAAGGGTCGATTGAAATGTTCCAAGTATAGTAGCCAGCCTAACCTTTGCTTTCAAAGATGAAGGAGTGTCTGCCCCTCTTACTACTACTTCAGTAAGATTGCAAAATTGATAAGGCCTTAGTATTATTTCAGAGCAAGGGTTAGTTCCGAAATCAAAATCACTATCTCTTCTGCCGTTTTCCGCAGCTTTATCTTTAGCAGATTTCCTGTTAAATATTCCACGCTCACCAGACTTACTATCAAATAAACTTTTCCATTCATGCATAAACAAACCTATGTCGGGTGTTCTAGTATAACATGCTGAGTTATTAGCCAATGCTCTTTGAGGTTCTGTGTTCCACCACTGTCCACTCTTGGCCTTTCTCATTCTGTCATCTTGTATATTACTAAGAGATAGTAAAGCACTACGCCTTACTCCTCCTACAACAACGACCTCACCAATCTTACAAACAAGATCATGACATTCTATTGCATCTAATCTTCTGCCAGTTGCATTTTTAAACATGGTAATAGCAAAGTCAAAAAGATTTACTAAAGGTTGTGGACCACTAGCTCTGCCTCCAAATGTTTTTAATCTAGCACCTGCTGGTCTTACTTTAGTTATATCAATCTTCGGTATCTGTCCGCCGTATAACATTGCTAGTAATTCTTTGAAAGCTTTTGCCCACCCTGTCTTACTATCTTGAACAACAATAACTGTATCACTTTCTTCCATGGTCTCATGAACTGGGGGCAACTGTTGTACAAAATTTCTTTCAACAGAAAACCCAACACCTGTTCCGCACATTAGTATGTACATCAACTCATCAAATGCTCGTACATTATCTATAGGAATATAACTACAGTTATATCCTGCTACATGTTCTTTATCTAACGCTTGTCCTGCTGTCATCAGTGCACGCATAGATGGCATCACTTCTGTAGATAGTACAGCATTCTCCAGTTCATGCCGCAAACTACTATCTAAATTGTATTTAAAATTATTCTTCAAATGATTTTGAATATAATCAAAGTAACGACTAACTGTTTCTTCCCAAGTCTCTCTTCTATTTTCCTCGTCCATATATCTAGCATATCTAGATGTATGTATAAATTGTTGGTACTCAGTTGGAAGTGTATTGCTCATGTTAGTCCTTTCTTATTTAGGTGAACTCGTATTATATCATTTTTCATTTTAACTGTCCAGATTTATATTTCTTTTCCACAGGAAAAACTATGTTACCTTCTACCTTTATGTAACCAGAATCTTCCATGGCTTTAATAGTTTGCTCTAGTTCTCCAGGGTTAGGAACCTTTCTTAACAGTTCTCTTTTAAATAGCTTAAGAAGCATATGAGTTCGGCCATTATTAAATAGTGTACCATGTAGCCATGTAACCATGTCATGTGCTATACGTCCTGTCCTGCCCATGCCAAATCCTTCTAAAGCTTTAGGCATAGAAGCCTCAGCTTCAAACATTATCTCTTTAGTAGTATCCCAGTCTTCTCTCATTATCTTTCTGGTGCCCCTCCTTGAAGCAGAGACAGCCATAGCAATCTTAATAAAGTGAGATACTCTACGTTGAACATACTCAGATAGGTGATTGTCTTTAGGTTCTGGCGGTATGCCGTCATGTATATCTTGTTCTACATAATCAAAAGCATCCTTATCAAAAGACATAGGGCCATACATCTTTGCTATATCAGCAAGATCATGGACTAAATTGTTTACAGTATTATCGCTTATTCTTTTTTGTAACAAGCTCTGCGGTATCCTTTCACCATCATAGTAAACAGGTATCATACGAGAGAGTAACCCCTGAGACCTTGCATCTTCTGGTAAGTTATCTACAAATTGTTCTGGTGTAGCACAAGCCAACCAATTAAGACACGGTCCTTTAATTATATATTCACCTGCTGTCTTAGTCTTGTGACTGTATTCCATTTTAGAATCCCACATATCTGTTAAGAACATCTGCAAGTAACGTTCATGCCTACTCATAAAGGTACCAAACTCTGACGTAACTAAGGTCATAGATGAATCATAGAACTCATCCGCCGCAGGAGTTGCTATTCTTAGGTCAAGTCTTGTTACCTTTGTCATGTCTACTGCAAGTTTTTCTGGTGTAATTCTATCTTGTATAGAGTATAAAGGATATTTACGTAAGCCATACTGATCTAATCCAGAGTTAAAGTTTTGGTCATCTTCACTTGTGCCAACTGGTGTAGTTAACTTAGTGAACACCCTGCTGAATGGTAAGATTAAACTTACAGATTTATTTCTTCCAGGAGGGGCAATCAATACTACAAACAAGTTAGTTCTAATATCATAGTTAGCCATAGGATACCATACTCTCCTGCCCATAGCGCCAGCGACTGCACTCAGTGCACTCCATCTAGCAAAAGGCTGAGGTATGGGGCTATCCTTTATAGCATCCATACATGCCTCAGAAAAATCTCTGTAATTTCTACTCATCGTTTGAAATATCTATTATATCACCAATCTTTTTAAAATCAAGGTTTTCTTTAGGTATATTAACTAACTTATAAACTTTAGCCTTTGTCTCTACCAAAATCTTTCCATCCTTGTATTGCATTTTACAAGGCCCTTCAATCTCTACTGCATGGCACGTGTTTACTACGTCTCCTTCATCAACAGTAAAAGTCTGCTCATCGTTGTTGATATATATTTGCTTCATTTTTTACCTCCCATTTTTGTGGTTTCCAATCTCTGTCATAATTCTCATGTTTGTGAAATACAGATGGTTTCTCAAACCAAATACTAGAAGCCAAGTTCTCTCTGACTCCTGCGTGTACATATGATACTCTATGCAATCTGGCTGAGTCATATATTATCATCCTATTTTGTACACATCTAATTGTTTCTTTAAAACTTTCTTCTGCGCCTAGCTCCAAGTAATCGCGAATAGATGATCTAGTATTCCCTTTTTCTCTATCATCAAAGGGATACAATTCTAAATTACCACCCATTAAATCTTCTACCATTGTATAATAAACCATACTAGCCCCTGCAATTTGGTAATTATCTGTACTAAATTCTTTTTCATTAGTGTCTTGATGCCAAGCTAAACCAGGATCAGGTGCAGTTAATTTTCTTGACCAATACTCTATGCCTGCAGGATAATTATCAGAATGCACGTATGGTCCCCATAACGAATAAAGAGTTTGCTCTACATAATTTCTTGGAGCAATCCTCCACCATCCATCCCACCAATTATAATCTGGCATAGTTTTATAAGATAAGCTATTTACTAAATTCAATCTGGCTTCTTCTTGAATAACATCATCAAGCAGTATCATCTGATATTTCCCTCCTTATCTTTGTTGCATCAAGACGTGTTCTCGCAAGTACTTGATGATACCTATGATATTTTACATACTCATCACCCATCATAAGTTTCTTTTCAACGACATATTTTTTACCTGATAGAGGAATCGCATGAGCAATTATATCGCCGTAATTAAACTTTAAATAACCAAAGCCTTTGGGTATGTACATATTAATTCTTAAAGGTAAAGCATTTTTAGTTGATGGCATAACTCCATTTAATACATGAATGTTTAATCTGTCTCCCCAAAAATTATTAGTAATTAAAAAATTGTCAGAACCTTCAGTTGCAAAACTATACCTACAACTTACTTTAAAATGATGATAGCGATCACTGAAAGCATTTCCTGTTTGAACATCGGGATGAATGCTGCCAGCATGTTCTGGCCACCATCTTAAGGCTACTTTATTATCATCAAGTATAAATTCTGATAATTCAATTTCACAATCCACAGGTAACGCAAAAGAATTTTTATATAAGTCAATAAAACCAGGGCACCCTTTCATACTAGGGTTCACAACTGGATGGGCTTCATCTTGTGAAACAAAATGTCTGGGTAGTTTCTTCCACCATTCGGGCGCATATTTAAGGCTAGGTGCCATAGGTCTATAGTCATGGATATATGCATCATCAGTTACAAATTTTATTACATTAGTTTTTGACATACTTCTTCATGTCCTTCCAGTTAGGTCCTATCTCACAATCAGATGGTATAATCATTTGTCTACCATTAACTTCCATAGGATTCTTCATACAGTTTAAAATTTTAGGAACAATCACATCAGCTTTATCTTTAGGGAACTGCCCCAATATAGCATCGTGTACTTGCCCAAGTATATCTACTCCGTCTTCTTTCAATTCATTCCAGACTCTATACAAACCTAGATTTAAAAGATCACCTATAGTAGATTGTGGCACGTATGCAATTGCCTTCCTCAAAGTAGTGCCGTCTTCTATGCGTCCCCAAAATTGTCTGCGACGACCTAATGGAGTAGTCAACGAACTGCTTTCTTTAAGTTCAGCAGCAATAGCATTGTGCCACTTTCGGATTCCAGGGAATGCCCCTTCGATACGAACGAGAGAGGAAGGGCCTGACCCTAGAACCGTGCCCCCATCAATCAGTTCTTGGAAGCCTCCCTCTCTGTCTTGTTTATGCCATCTTTCTAAAGATGCCAAAGCAATTACTCCTCCGTAGTAAAGTAATTGAAACCGTGTTGCATGAGACAATTTAATTTTAAGATGCCTGCCTAAAGATGTAGCAGACAGCCCATAGTTAGTTCCATGCCCTGCTCTTTTACACATATCTCTGTAACTAAAGTGGCCAATATAAGGACGATCCGCTAACTCTCTATTCTGTGCACGGTCAGATGACCACCCCATATTTGGCCACACCATCTTAACTACTTGTGTGTGTAAATCTTCCCCTTCGCAAGCATTTATATATCCTTGATCACCTGCAACATATGCAGTAACCCTTGACTCAGCTTGCTCAAGGTCTGCGTAAAATAATACATTGTCCCCATCTGGTACAAATATTTCGCGCATATCTTTTGTAATATTTTGTAAGTTAGTTCCTGTTCCCCAAGGACTTTCAGAACTTGCCCACCTACCTGTCTCAGTTCCCGCTACTTTAAAAGAACAGCGCATCCTGCCATCTCCATCTCGCTTTGCATTTAAAATATTTAATTGCTTATCTATATCACGTAAAGCCAAAATGGTTCTACAGAAAGGCCTTGCTCTAGGATACTCTTGTATCAAATGCTCAAGTGCTTCTTTATCTGTTGATACTTTTTGTTTACCTTTAACATAAGAAATAACTTCGGGCAGACCTAACCACTCATATAAAAAACTTTTTAATTGTGTAGGACTGTTGTGATTAAGATCTCTGTCCCATACTGCATTAGCAAATAGGTGTAGCATCCGCTCAAGCTTAACACGTGATGAGACAAGGGGGGCTTTGAGTCTACCTACAGTCTTCTCATCAACCTTTAACCCACGCAACATCATGTGCATAGCTGGCTTAAGCATATCTAATTCAAACTGATATGTCTTTCTATAATCGTGATCATTTTTACCGAGATCTTTTTCTATCTTAGTCCATATCTCATGTGTCAATGTGCAATCTAATCCACAGTAAACCCACAAGGTTTGTTCTTTAGACAGTGATGTCTGTGAGATCTCCGTATTCTTTATTATTCGCATCTTGTTCCTCCTGTACAGTAGCAATCAATTTATCTATAAACCATTTAGCTTTTTCTAGATCTTGAATTGGTTTGCTCTTGTGTTCGTATCTCCAAATATATTTTAATATTGATCCTTGTAAATAAAATTTAAACCCATCACCTTGGCAAGACTTAATTGCATCAATGCAACCAATACCACCTTTGTTGTAATGTGCTGGGAAATTTACTGGATCATTCTTTTCTTTTGCTTTCATCTTTCTCGCCAGTTCCTCCATACTTTTTACGTCTGTCATTAGCTACCCCCATTATGTAATAAAATTCATCTCTTGTTTTATCTGGATCTAANTATGCGTAATCACATACCGCTTCNAAATCTTCTTTGTCATTTATTAACCATTCTTCAGCGTCATCTTTATATCCTTTAAACTCTTTATCAAATCCCATNTAACTTATATCCTGTAATGCTTGATCCAATACTGCTCTCCATAATTCAATCTCATTATATACGGTTATATCTTTATCCTGTAAAGGCTTTGCAGCAAAGTACTGGGGACGTTTCATTTATGCCTCGGCCTTCGTGCTCTTTGAAAAATTTGTTAGATTTTTCCATGCTCCCTCGTTCGTATAAATAGATCCTAAATATCCCAAGCTTTTTTCTAACTCTGGTTGTAGCACATGTTGCGCATGCATAGTGTCATGTACCACTCCCTTTACTTCGATGCCATACATGTGTCGCAACCATGATACATCATACGTCTGATTCTGTGCAACCTTTGTTATGTTTGGGTTGCTTAATATGTCTCCTATCAATTTCCATACAGCTAACTCTGTATGATAGTCATAAAAATCTTTACCATCTGCTCCTTTAAATGGTATCACCATAGCTTTCTTTGCATGTGGAGCAAACCCAATACAAGTTATTTCTTCGTTAGCTGTTTCAATATCAAAAGATAAAGGGTTGTAAGATGCATTCACTTTCTCACAGAAAGATAAGAAATGTTTTACTTCTTCATAAGTTGGTTCAATGCAAAGTTCTCTTTCAATGTAGTCTATGTTTTGTTGATTAGCCGCTTTCTTAAAATCTGAAAGAACAGTAGGCCTAAAAGAATAATTCTTAAGCAATGCAACTGGACTGTATGTTGGCATAACTTTATACTCTTTGTTAATGGTGTCAATAAACGAACCTCGATACGATCCTACTTTATCCAAACCACACAATGCCCAGAAGGCTACGCTTCCCATCGCTATAATAGTGTTAGGTTTGTACCTATCTATCTCTTCCCATAATCTTTCAATGTCTTGTTCATACTCTTCTTTTAAATATCCGTACTGAGTGGGGGCAAACTTTGACCTCCATTCAGTTTCCTTTTTAATATTTTTATATTCACTTCTTTTGTAGAAGAAACTCTGCAAGTTATCTTGTGCAGGTTTTAATTGAATTGCGTGAGTGAGTAATGCGTTACTAGCATCAATGCCAGCAAACTTAAACATCGGATCTAATACTGATTGTATAGACCCTACATTAATCTTACCAAGCCTAGCTTCTGTTGTCGTAGGACAATCCATAATTATGGCAAATGGATTCCCAGACTCTGGAAGCTGAGACTTAATTCTATTATGTACCGCAAACTCACTCACTATACAAACCTACCTGTTAATTATTCTTTTAACAGAAGCTTGTAGTATGTCTTTATTCTTGCCAACCATTTCGTGCTTGACTACACCAGAAAAATTCTGGCCAATAGCTTGCTCTAATAGTTCGCCAAAAGACTGTTCCTCACTCATCTCTAAAGCATCAGTTAAGAAACTCTTGAGTGATAACGCAGGGTTCTTCTGCTTCATAGCATTGGGCGTTGCCCAGAACTCCATACGTGTTGGCTCTGCGTTAGCAAGATCNGATTCATCTAAGTCAGACTGAATCACACCAGTTGCTTTCACATTCACCTTTACAAGTGGTGTTTGATTCTCTCCCACTCGATCAGAACGATAGCTAGTAATTGTAAAATCATAACTACCCTCTGGTAAAACCACAGTTTGTGGTATCTCTGTTGGTGACATACTTAAGAAGTCACTTACGTCTTGTGTCATGGTATATACCTCCTATTTAATTGACAACTTCTTCTTTGAGTTACCTTGAATTGTATCAAATAACTTGACTAAATCTAGTTCAGCATTCGGCTCCATAGCATTTAGAGTCGGTACTTTTAGATCCATCTTGTGATCTGATACAGTNCGCAGTGTTCTCTCTGTGCCTTTGCTAGAACTCTTAGTGTCCACTCTACAAACACAGTTAAAGTATCGGCCCAATTTTGTAGATAGCTTTGAACCAACACTAGTTGGGTATGATTTGCTTATACCCAAATCTCCTTCCATGTACTGCATGTGTGTAGTAACTACAACATTACATGGAACTTCTGAACCAGTGATGTACTGGATAATATACTGCACATCTCGTGCNGCAGTTCCCCACTCTGGTTGAGTAGGTTGCTCAGTTGGTTTCTTGTTATTAAATACAAGTGCCCCTCTGAGAGCCGCCTCGCCCATGAGTGTCAGACTATCAATAACNANCACGTCATCTTTAGTCCAAGTCTTCACNGATCCAAAATCNTCATCTCCATCTTTCCAGTTAGAGATTAAATTAACTCCTTTTCTAAAGGCCTCAGCCTTNCCAATAGAATCTTTTANTGTNACATANGATACTCTCTTAACTGCTTCGGGTGTTAAAAGATCGGGCAGTATATCTAACCCATCATCATAATCTAATATTCTTAAATTNTTNCCAGCATTTGCCAGTGCAGCAAGTGCGGCNGTCTTTCCTGANCCACTNTCACCNACCAATAANANTTTNGTNACNTCTGCTGATATATGTTTAGCTATGTTTGCCATGTCTTACTCTCCCTTTAAATATTTTAGCATTGTCTTTGGATCACTTACTTCGTAAGGATCATAATCTGTAGGAACATTGTGTCCCTTTCCTTCTTCTATAAACATCTTCTCAATCACACCATCTTTAAGTATTGCTGAATATCTCCATGACCTTTTGCCAAAACCTTTGTTACTCTTATCTACTAACATTAGTATCTCACTAGTAAAATCTCCGTTACCATCTGGTATTGTCTTTACCTTTTCAATATTCAAACTATTTGCCCATGCATCCATAACAAACTTGTCATTCACAGACACACAGTATATGTCATCAACATGCTGTAACAATTCATCAGCCATTGCCTCGTACTCTGGCAAATGTTTAGATGAACAAGTCGGAGTAAAAGCGCCAGGCAATCCGAAAATTGCTACTCGTTTGTCTTTAAATAATAAACTATAATTTTGCATGTTGTCTCTCCTATTGATAATTAATATTAATTGTAACTCTTTCTTTCGCATGTATAGGACATGTAGTCCTATGAAGGACTGCACTGTTAAAGAATATGGCTCTGTTTGCTTCGGTAGCTACAAAATCTATACTGCCATCATCTCTTTTAAATTCCAACCCAGTATCAGCACTGTCCGCACACCATACCATAGCAGGATGATTACCTCCATCATAATCGGTGTGAAAATCATGTTGTGCATGTGCCTCACTTGCTCTAATATATAAATTACATTTGATCCTGCCCAAATAAGTAGGTTCTAATCTTTTAAGCAAAGGCATAATTTCTTCTGGTAATTTTTCAAATATTAAAGGTTCTACATAGTAAAGTACATTACAAAAGTATCCATTGGCATTATCAAATAATGCATCTTCCATATTCCCTTGCATATTGTCATATCCAAAAGCTGCCAATGGCTGATAGTTCCATTGCAAATTCCTTAAATAAGTCTCAAGATTAATTTTAGATCTAATGTCTAAGTAGTCATCAATATAATAGATATCATCTGCAACTGTAATTCCTCTCTTCATATTCGTATTATATCAAATTAAATTTAATCCGTCAATCATTTTCTGGTATCCATTCTATCTCTAATTCTGGCTCAAATTCAATAACATTATCATCATTGCGCAATGATTCATGTACCTCACGATCAAACAATTCTTCAACAACTTTTTGTCTGTGGTCTGGAGACTCATTACATATCTCTCTATATTTACAGCCACCATAATTTCCACAAGCGGTAAAGTCTGCAGGATAATAATTTTGTTCAGCATATATTTTAGCCATAGATAGTTTATGCACCGCATCACCGTACCATTCTTCAATGATAGATGAAGGCACTTTAAATACTGCACGATTAAATCTACAAAAGTTTGCACCAGTTTGTACTGCATCGATAATAAACCCAGCTACATCTAAACCTAAAATATTTTTAGCCGCCCACAGATAAGCATATATCTGATTGTTAGGGGCAAACTGATTAAAGTAGTAGTCAGTTAAACTTGCCTTAGTAGTTTTAGTATCAACTAAATACAACTCATTATTTAACTCTGCTACTTTATCTATCCTACCAGAAAATCTTAAATCATCTTGAGTTTGCATACTAATTGGAACTTCAAACCTTTGCTCTAATGCAGGAGTGCCATCTTGCATTGATGCAATCTTTATAGAATCTTCCCAATATTCTTCTGCTCTCCATACAATGGCACGCAAAGCCGCTTCTAAATTTCTAGCTTTGTCATCAGACTTTTGCAGGTCTTCTCCGTGCTCAACAAGAACTAACTTAATAGCTTCGGCCACTGCTTGATCCTTAGTTCTTCCCATGAAACGAGCCATGTCTAATTGTTCGTAGCCATCATGAACAGCTGAGCCAAACCCCGTAGCTGTAGAATATATTTTAGATTTATATCCTAAAAGGTTTTGAAAGTTATAGTAACGGGGGCACGAACTAAATGATGAAAGACTAGACGTATCCCATACCATTTGTTTCGCATTACCACCATCAAGCCACACATACTTTGGAAACTTTGGTGTCTCTATATATCCTATTCCGCTATCCAATTCTGTCACCTCCGAACCAAGTAACAATAGAATATCTCTTACCTTTTGTAACTGGTTTTACTGTGTGCATTACACAAGAAGGAAAGACCAAACAATCCCCTGCTTTTAATGGGACATTTAATTCTTCTGCTATTACACTACCATCTTTGGTGTTTAATCTATACATCATAAATTCTCCTCCTTCAAAATCATCATTAAGTAAATGCACGGTACTTATCTTTCTTATTTTTCCTAGCTTGTATGCATCTTTCATATCAAAAATGGACATGTTTTTTCCTTCATCATCCCACTCATAAACTTGATCTAAATTACTGTCTACATGTGGCACATAGTGCCCTCCCTCACTGTAAGTCAAGTACTGAAAAGCTTCTTGCCAATCTATTTTATATTTCCAGTTTGCTCTACGATTGGCAACCGCAATCATGTTGCTAGTATCCATAGTCAACTCTTTATCATGATTTAATATAGATACATTGACGTTTCTCCTTGACTCATCAGTCTTAGGCCCATCGTGTGTCATTATTGAGGCCTTCTCTCCTTCTTGTGCATCCATCTTTTTCATGATGTATTTTCTTCTAGTTTCATTTATTGTGTCGCTAAAATGCCAGAACAATTCGTTATACATTGTCTTCTCCAAAATCTAAATTACCTGCCAACACAACTCTTGGTTTGTCTGATTGGTTACGCATAGTAAAGTGAGGAACCCAACCAGGAAAGAACAATAAAGACTTACTTGCAGGATCAGCTTTGCATACTTCAAACTTGGTATCATAGTTTATGTACCAGTTTAACATGCCACAATCATCGGGGGCATTGACATAATATACAAATGCAAAACAGTTGTCGTGCTTATGCATAGCAGTAGAACCACCTTTATAATTAACTTGACCCCATACCTCTGAACCAAAGTTGGATTTCATTATCGTAAGTTTATTATTAACTGTGCGAACATGCTCAAGTATCTCATCTAAAGTATCTTTAACAAATGGTTTCTCTGGGTCTACCCTTATGTCTTCACTGGCTGGAAGTGAGTAATCTTTAGATACAAATCTGCCATCGTTGTTTCTTTTAACTAAATACTCCATTAGTTCTTTGTCTCGTTTGCCTTTCAATGTCCAAGAGTGATACCCGTAATTAGGAACCCATGGTTGAAATTTTCCTTCAATAGTTTTCATCGTTTTTTTCCTTGTCCTTTATATTGTTTATGGTTTCTTCGTTTATGTTTGTTCTTTGGGCGACTCCGTATGCTGTTACCTATACTGGTTCTCTTCTTAGGGCCTGCTTCATGAGAAGAAAATGCTTTCCAAAGTCTTGCCATATCAACTGTCCTTTAATAAAACAGCTAACGGATCTCCGTCAAATTGTTTTGGTTTAGTTGTTGCCGCTTTAGCAGTTATTCTTTTGCCTGCTTTTTCGGCGGCTCTTATATTTTCTCTAGTGTTTCTAAGATACTCTATTATCTTTTGTATACCAGTCTCATTCTCGGCTAGTTCTTTGGGATCCATCTCCAAGTATTCACTTGGTATTTCAATGCGTTCTTCTTCGCTCATTCTACTTGCTCCTCTACTGCCAGTAGTTGTATGTCTGGCACAGTTATAAGTTCTTTTGTTTTATCTGGGTGCAGATATTGCATGGCTGAATGTGACCACTTAAATTTCTCTGATAACTCCAAGCCTTTCTGCGTTGCATCATCTTTACCATATGCCTCAACTTCCCAATGTGTTGAGTACATGTGAGTAAAGACTATCTTATATTTATTTTTCATATTACCTCCTAGTGTATTGTCTCATCATTTGGTACGATATTTAAGTTGCTAAACTCTTTAAAGTTTAGAGGATCAGTTGGTTGACCTGCTGCTATCATAGCATCTACAAGTGGCCCCATGGTTGATACATTACTTACACAACCTGAAAATATTTTGAGCACACCTGCCGTACCAGACGCTAATAAAAACATACGCAATGAAACCTCAAGCATAGAAGCCATGACTACATTAGGTGGGTATGTGTCGCACATTTCTTTTATTGGCCCGTCCATTGCCCTTATGCATTCATCTATTTCATCTACGTATGCTTGCATTTCAGTTATCTTTAGTTTCTTCTTCTTCATTTATGGTCCTTTCAATTGTAAAATTTACTGCATGTAAAGACCTCTTAGATTTCTTCAAGTAATCTTTGTCTAGTTTATTTAGTTTATCTCTCACCATACGCAACTCATCTAAGTTGGTAGTAGTTACGATTATATTACGATTTCGATCGCTCGTCAAGTAGTATTCTTGTGTCATTCAACTTTACCTCCAGTTACCTCATCAAACATTTGTAGTTGCTCAACTTCTAAAGCATGTGTTATTCTTATTTGTTTATCATCATGTGTTATCATTAGTGTGTCGTACTTACACTCATCAACATCTTCAACATTCTTCATTTGTTCTTTGAATGCTTTGATGTATCTGCCAAACCTCATAGCTAAACTAAAAGGCTTATCACTTTTTATAATAAGTGATGATTCATTCTCAGCTAGATATCTCTCAGCTTTTTCGAGTGCGTTTGATATATCTGTCTGTCGGTACAAATTGTACGTTCTTGGATTGTACGCCATGTGCTTGCTCCTGTTGATACTCGTAGTCATCTAGGTCATCACTCACTGCACGAGCAGTGGTGTCATTGTAGATGTCTTCGATAGTTCCTGATAGTTCGTCAAACCCTTCGGACAATAACTCATTGTCTGGGTAGTGGTGTTTCTTATATTTCTTTGCCATAATTTTACTCCTTGTAAATTAATTGATAGGATAGATAAGCAACCCAACACAACCATATTAAAGATATAACATTAGGTAGTGTTACAATTGCTCCGAGTGTTAGTAGTATCATAAGACCATATGTAGATGTCCATATCATACCTCGTGCTAGTAAGTCAAGCATTAGTTTCTCCATTCTTTTGTGTTATCTTTAATGCTTACATTTTCATCTGATAACCATTCATCATTAGGCTCGTCTTTGTATATGAACATAGTAGCTTTCATATCAGAAGGTTCGAGCGAAACTGGTTCTGGCATATATCCTGCCCCCCTTTCCATCAAGTAGATGTACTCATACTGACGAGGAGTTATTGAATATACTTCTCCTTTTATTTTAAACCCATTATCTTTTTTAAATACGATAGGGAAAATTCCATGTGCGTAATCAACAATATCATACTTGGGGGCAGTAACATACTCACCCAAGCACTCATGCTTTTCTACCAAGCCATGCAATCTTAAATCTTTTTTAAGTGTACCATACACAAACAACTTTATATTACTCGACATAAGATAGCCAACCTGTCGCTATGTATTTTATATCATTAACATTTTCTGTCAAACCTTGATGTGCGTAAACATAATCAGCACTCCACAACACAGACAAACCTTTCTCTGCATGAGGGATCTTAACATCAACATAGGGCCAATATGTCCCTGCATTTTCACAATCATTTAGATATGTCATATAAACTATTAGTCTTTTCAATTGAAGAGGACTGTTTTCTCTTTCGGAATGTACTTTATAAAAGCCCTCACCTGGTAAATACTTTTGTATATTGGTTGCCTCATTTAAATTATCATACCTGCTTTCTAGTTGCAACACAGGATACTTATCTTGATAAGCGTCGATTCCTTTTTGTAACTCCTCAACATAATCTGTAAACAATGGACTGCTGAATGACAAAGAAACATCTGTACTTTTCTTAGCTTTCTCATCTATTCCACCACCAATCTGCCCTTTGTTTTTGTGAGGACTTGATTCATAATAATCTATAAGGTCATCACATAAATCATGTGGCATGTACCATGTATGCATAACTTTATTATGGGGTATATTATACTCTTTCATGTTATAGCCCTAAGTATTTTGCGACTGGGTCGTAAGCAATCAGTGCAGACATAGTTACACCGATTATTATTACAATGATAATTGCATTTGGATTTCCATTTGTCATAGCTTAGTTACTTCCTTCTTAATAATGTCAAGCACTTGAGGGTTGTCTCTGAATACACCCATCAACCAATTAGTTATTGTGTTAGTCACTTGTTCTTCGTGGTCATCTTCTTTCAATGCCCCTCCGTCTGCGTTTAAACTCGACAGATAGACGATAGCATGTATGATTTCGTGAAGCAATGTGTTAGCATAGTCAATACCTTGTGCTTCTTTTTGTATCTCGATCTTACTTTCACGAGATAAGTATTGCCCCCAACAGTCTGCATTATTCTTTGTAAAGGAAGCGAGTACTCTTTCAATTTTAATATCAGCATACCCTACCTTTATCCTGTCTAACTCTTTGATTTTCTTAGTCAAAATTAATCTCCCTTTCAAAATAAACTTTCATGTTGTGATATAAATTAGTATTATACTTTGATTTATCTTTGTTGTCAATCTTTTTTAACATCGACGAAGTAATTTTTTTGTGTTCGACAGAATCAATAATTAAAATCCTACGATTGAATCGTGCAATCGTCAAAGGTAGTTTTCTTTCTCGTACTAATGACGATAGATGTCGCTTACTCCACTTGGCTTGTTCCATAGTTCTTCTAAAAAAATACAGAGGTTTGCCATCTTCCGCAACTTGTTTAGCTAATCCATAATGATCTGTGCATTCATCTTCATTGACACAATATCTATCGCCTTGACACCACTCACCGTATTCATCTTCATACTCTTCTTCGTAATCGTACACAGGGGATATGTATCTAACACATCTTGCCCCCCTAAAGTAAGCAGGCAAGAAATGTTTTTTAGTAGAGCCAATCTGCTTCATCATCTGCAGTCCTTTCTCTCTCTTGTTCAAACACAGGTAGCTGGGATTCTCCATACTTCTCTATGAATTTATCTTGTGCAACAGGTACTTGATATTTATCTAGTAAGTACCAAGAGTACTCTTGCATTTCTATTAACCAATTTTTTACTCCGCCCATTTATTCCTCCATTGTTTTCCTATGCAAGAAACATAGATCATCTATTGCTAACTCGACAAAGTTATTCTCTTGCATATTTTTTAATTCACATATCTTTTTCATTTCGTCGTAAGTCTCTTGTGAAATTATGAAACCTACTTTAACTATCGGCACTTCATCACTCATATCAATCCTCCCTTTCTAGTTTGTAGACTTCAACAGGGATTGTCTGAACAGTATTTATTACTGCAGGTGTATCCGCATTTTCATACGCATGCATACTGTTTATCTCCATAACCGCTGCAACAAGTGCGACTAAACCCCATGCCCAGATCAAACCAAGCATAAACCATAGCAACCACATCATATTTTTTCCAACTCTTATAAACATATTTCTCTCCATAATTGTGGGGTAACAACTGATCGGCTAACGAGAATTCGCTTGGCAATACTGTTGCCCCCTAGATTTAAACTAACTGCACACACATAGTTAGGGTTGTGGCAAAATAGATACATAAACTTTCGCCACACCACTTCTCTTTGGCTTTCATCTCCTGTACATAAGAGTTCAACTTATTTCACTCGACCAAATGTATCTCGTGGTTCGTGAGAATGATTGAGTAGCCACACTCAATTAAAACTACATTGTCTAACCAATGATGTACCCTATTGTGAAGGATCAACGAAGGCTTTAACTGTCATTCTCTTTTTGTATTATACCACAAATAGAATATAATACAAATACTTTCTTCCGTATATCACCGAGTAATCACCGAATGATTACCGACTGGCAACGATTTGGGGTAAACCCACATATATATCTCTATAATATACGATTAATTATATATTATTATTACAATATATAGTATGTATTTATGGACAACACATACTAATCATTACATCTGCCCCCCTTGTCAGATCGTGTCCAATCGGTATTCAATCGGTGTTCTTTCGGTGTTATGCTTTGGGGCGATACCCTATTATTTATTTGGCTTGACGGCACAAATATCATAGAGATAGTCGGCTACACCTTGAGGATTTTGTATTACTAAGTCCTCAATCTCTTCAAGACTTGCCCCCACCAACATATTATCGGTTACTGTGAACCAATCGTAATCTTTATCGTCTGGCTTAGCTAGGTCAGTAGTACTTTGAGCATAAGACTTACTGTTATAGCTATTATCCCAATCATCAAAGTCATCATACTCATACCCATAGTTTCCGTATAATGTTTTGTATTTGGGGTATTGGCTCAGAGCTTTTCTTCCATTGGCAACATCATAATTGTAGCCAACACCTCGACTGATTGAATAGGTGTTGGATAGCCAACCAATTCCTTTCACATCTTTGCCTTCATCTGCATTGATAATGGTAAACTCTTTTGTCTTACCATCGAGAAAGCATAGCTTGTCTGTTCCAATCATCTCGCCAAGTGATTCTTGCCAATCAGTATTGTATAGCAAGTGTGGATTGTTAGCCAACTGTGGCTTGATAATCCACTTGATAAATTGGTGAGTATCAGATTTACCCTTGTCAATCATTGGTGTAGGTAAATTTGGACCGTTATGCATAAGCCATAAATCTCTTCCATGCTCAGCTTTAGTGAGTACTTGAAAGGGGTGCGACATAGCACGATTAGTTTCGCCATGCGTATTGAATCTAAAATGCAAAGCCATAGGAATATCCATATCCTTGTATGAGTTCCACATTTTTTCTACATCAGCGAATGTTTTTGGTACAATCTTGTGGGTGTGAACTTTGCCTTGATTGAATAGCATAAGTCCAAAGCCATCAGAATTGTTTTCGTAAGCACACTCTAGTAAATCTCGATTGAGATTTTTAGGTGTTTCAGTTTGTATGATTAAGCACATAACACATCTCCTTTTCTTAAGTTAAGATTAGCCATTGACAACATTTTCAATAGCTTGGTCAATTTGTTGGGTAACTTTTCTAGAAGCTACACCAGACAAATATCTTTTACGAACAAGCCAACCATAAAAGTATGGATAGCTTGACCGATTCTCAGCAGTATTAAACCACTTCAAGAATTCTTTGTAGTGTTGGTCAAGTTCTCTCATTGTATTCTGTTTCAAGAAATCAACCAACGCATAACTAAATTCCAATGCCCTAAGAATACCATCTTTAGTAAGATTACTTCTGAATATCCTTAGTTCAATAGTATTTGAATGAGCCACATTTACTGCCTCATATTTGTTGTAATTGCGTTGCCCACCATCAGTGATTTTCTTCTCACGCATGACGGCATACGAAGTCGTACGAGAATCCTCTTTGAAAGTTTCGGAGCGACCTGCAATTTTCTCAATGAAAGGTCTATTCCAATCATTGTTGATAAACACTAGCAACTTACCTAATTGAATTGGTGTAAGCATACGTCTATCCAAATGGATATGCATACCAGCAGTATCAGTATGCCAACCCTTGACATAGGAAACCCCATCATCATCTTGTAATACTAGGGAATCAAAGAGTTTATCAATTTGTTTTCTGTGATATTCGAGAGTACAAGGGGCAGTCACCATCTCAAAGCCATGACTTAACGAGCCATCACCCTTGAACATACAATATTCATGGTGTCCAAACACATTACAAATTCGAGTAGGCAAGTCATCGGGGCAACTGCTTTTAGCCTCCATTTCAATTTCAATGCCAGAATATCTTACTGTCTGTTGGTCATTGTGTTTTTTGAAACTAAGATAATCTAAGACATTCACATCATAGCGATAGACATACTCAAATTGGGTATCGTAATCTTGATCCGATTCTTCTTCATAACTAGCCCATGCGTCATGGTCATCTTCATGCAAGTAAGTATCGGCATTGTCGCACCAAATGTATCTATCTTGGCAACAATCACCAATCACTTCATCTCCATTGTAAGCAGTAAATGTATTATTAGAATCACACATATTACCGCAACAATCACACTCACGCATATTATAGAAATCCATTTTGTTATCTTCATAGTAATCAAGTAGATGGTCGATTGCTCTATATAAACTAGCAACTGGATTATCAGATTGCACACCCCACGATTCAGTAGCTATTAACAACCGATACATTTTATTCTTTTTATTTCTGAATAAATCGAATAATTCCTCAGCCTCAGTATAATTGCAAATTGACTCGAGTACATCATCTTTGAAGTAATCGTATTCAGTACTGTCATCAATTACAAATGATTTAATATACTTAGAAAAGTGATAATCTCGATGATCGCCTCTATAATTGGCTCTCCATAATCTTTGATATAATCTTCTGAAGTACACATAATTTAGTTTAAACATATAACACCTCTTTTATTTTTGTTTACCCTACCAACTTGATAGGAAGCACAACACACATACAGTATGCTGTACTTTCTGTCAAGTATTAATTTAAGTTATTATAGAAATTATCCAATGGGTTTTCATCTGACCTCTCACATATTGGAACATATCTTTTTATCTCTTGAGTACTCATATTTTGAGCAACTGTTCTCACCATATCTCTTGAAAGTCTATCTGAATTATTGATAGTCTGTTCAATTATTTGTTGTCTTGTTGTTTTCATTTAGTAGTCCTTTCATGTTTATAATAATAATTAGCCCCTAGATATCTTAACACTCCATTTAATCTTTTATTTAATTGTTCTTTGATTTGTTCTTTTTCTTTTTTAGATAATTTATGATCCTCTCCATCATATCTTACAAAGTCGCTTTCATGGTGTTCTTCCCAAAATTCGTACCTCATTTCCATAGCGTCAATTAACATATGTTTAGCTACTTGATTAGGTGTTAGCTTAGTACCTTGATAATATATCCCCATTTTTATTCCTCGCTTTCTGTTGTATAATAGCTGTTATCAGTATTGGTTATATCTTGTAGATCGTCAGTATCAAAGTGATCGAAGTCTGAATCTATATTGCAAGATATTTTCTTGGTAAACGGGTTTTTCTCTTGGTCTATCATATATTTACTCCTTGTCTTTTTAGTTCATTGATGAGCATTTTTCTGTTCTTACCTCGAGCTTTGCTCATAGCTTTCAGTAGGCTTTTTTGATATTCAGTACGATAGTTCCAATTTTGGTACATATCTTTTTGACTTCTCCAATAGCCCTCTGATTTGTTAGGCTTGGGCAACTTCACCCACTCACCAGATTGTTGGTCAAAGTGGTTAGGCATACCCTTAACATCACCACTATCCGAGAACACTTGGACTCGATTCCATACTTGACTTGATCGCATAATTAACCTCTCTTTCTGAAACACATTATGCACATATTTAAAAAATGTTCAAGCACTAATTACTGCCACATTGGCAACGATCTCGAGCCGTTTTTGACAAGGAAAAACTAGGTCTTGAACACCCCCTATTATGCACACATTTGGGGGAAGGTCAATATCTATTCACTGCCAAATTGGCAGGGATTATCTGGAGTTTGGGGGAAGGTTTGCCTTAATTCGTTCACGTTTTGTTCGCATAGGCTCGGCTGGACTGACCTAGCAACTACATTAGAATGATTCTAAACTAGGAAAGGGGTTTAGGGGGTACAAATCTTTTACACCCCCCACCCAAAAAATCTGTGTGCGTGTACTATATTATATGCGTCTCAAAAAATTTTTGCAAAATTTGAAGTTTTCTTATTGCGAATGATTCTCAAGTAGTCGGGCGTGCCCCCTTGACCGAGAGAAAAGGGGAGGAGGCGCATGTGAGAGAGAGTGTGGTGTGTGAATACGCGCCTGTGGGATCCTCCCCTAGTACAGGAGATGTACCATTTGCATGATACAATCTAATTATAGACTAGTGAGGGTTGCATTGCAACCTGTATTCGTGTTATAATTAAAAAAAATTAAACGGAGATAAACCATGGCATATGGACTTAAGAGAAATAAAATGGCTGCTCTCGAAAGAAACAAAGGACCAATGAAAAAGAAGTCTACAAAAAAGAAACAAGGATATAAAGATCGTAAAGACGAATCAATAGCTATGCGTAAGAAAAAGAAACGCAGTAAAAAGCAAATGAAAGCAAGCAGAGATGAATCATACGGTAAGTTCGGAAACAAAAAAGGCAAAGGCAAGATCAATAAATAATGAAAGATCTTACTGAAAGACAAGAGGTCTTTTGTAATGAGTTTATTAAAGATCTAAATGCAGTGCAGGCAGCTATTCGCGCGGGGTATTCAACTCAGCATGCGAAGAAGAATGCGTACACTTTGTTGCGTCAGCCCCGAATATCTGAAAGGATATCGGAGTTAAAAGGTGAATCAATCAAAAGAACAAAGATTGAGTCCGATGATATTTTGAGACGACTTGTTCGGATAGCGGAGCGAACTGAACAAGAAGGCGATTACAATGCGGCCATCAGATCACTGGAGCTTCTTGGTAAACATCAAGCGTTGTGGACTGATCGTAACATCACTGAAATACAAAATGCGTTTGCAACAGGCAATAGTGATGAAGACATTGAAAGAGATATTGAACGCTTGCAAAAAATTGCAGCACCTAAATTAAAAATAGTAAAGGAATAATATGGGCAAGATAACAAAAGGTGGCATAACTTCTGGAGAAGATACACCAAAAGAAGATACGTTTCTAACCGATAAACAAAAAAGATTACCACCTGATTTAAAAAGAAAGATAATTGAATCTAAACAATCTGGTGCTGGTTATTCTGGAACAGAAGACTACAAACAATAAACGTATTTGGCTAAACGCAAACCTCCTCCCCCTAAAGAAGAACCTCCCAATGCTTTGGATGAGTTCTGGAAAAGTTTAGGTTGCGATCCAAAAACAGGAAAACCAAAAGATGGCAAACGACACAAATAAATATTTAAAACAAATCGAAGGAATGATGCGTGGGCATACAGGATCTAGCTTTGGTAATATAGATATACCTAAAGTTAAAAATAAATCAAACATACAAACAGGGGCACCAAAAGATTTATATTCTACAAAGGTTAAAAGTAAAATACCAACAAGTAAAGTGCATAGCAATCAACTAAAACAGATTAGTAAAAAATTTAAAAAAGACATGAAGAAAATGGGAGTGGGTTATTCAGGGACACCTGAGTATAAAGTATAGGAGAGCAATGAAGGGAAGAGTATTACAGCCAAAGATAAAAGCATACGATCCGTATAATCCACCAAAAGATATGATCAAACAATTGGTATTATGGGGAATGAATGCTTATGTTATCGACTAAAATAAAAAATTTTATTTCACAAGACGCAGTATCTATTTTTAACGGGTATACCTGGGAAAAAATTAAAAGAAGCAATCGTTATATGAAAGCTAAAAATGGCGATCTTGTATCTTATATATGGGAAGATGAATTAGGAATGTGCTATGATATTGCACATAATGATGAGCTAGCAACTGTTTATACAAATTTAAGTCAAAATAAAGTTGAGCAATTAACAAATAAAAAATTAAAATTTGCAGGTTCTTTTTACAGAATCTATGGACCTAAGTGTGTTTTGAGAAAACATGTAGATAGAGATACCTATGATTATACAGTTACAATAAATATTTCAAACAATCCTGATAATTATCGCTGGCCTATTTTTACAGATACACAAGAACTAACTTTAGACCCAGGTGATGCATTTGTTTGTCAAGGAAATAAAGTACAACACTGGAGAGAAGAACATCAAGGACAGTGGTCAACTCAATTAATGTTACACTATCAAATAGATGAATAAAAAAGAATTAAGAGATGCTGCAACTAGAGTAGCAATCACACAAGCTCGTGAAGATTTCTTGGCATTTATTATGTTAATGAATCCAAGCTTTAGTGTTGGCCCACATCATAGAGTTCTATGTGATGAACTAATGAAGTTAGAACAAAATGAAATAGATAGACTTATGGTTTTTATTTCACCACGTTCTTCTAAATCTTTAATAACATCTACATATTTTCCTGCATGGGCTTTAGGTCGTAATCCTTTTTGGCAAGAGATTGCTGTNTCTCACAGTGATGATCTTGCAACTAGATTTGGTAGAGCTATAAGAGATATAATATATTCTCCTGCATATCAATCTATATTTCCAAATACAATTATTCGTAAAGATAATCGCTCGGCAAACAGTTGGGCACTAGAACATAAGAAGAAACAAGCAGGATCTTTTCTTGCAGCGGGATCTGGATCAGGTATCGCTGGTTTTGGTGCTCATTTGGCTATCATTGATGACCCCATATCCGAGCAAGATGCCTACTCAAAATCAAGAAGAGAGCATTTAAACAACTGGTATGCGTCTGGTTTACGTACAAGGCTTATGCCTGGTGGTAAAATTGTTATAGTTATGACAAGATGGCATGAAAATGACTTGGCAGGACACCTATTGAAAGCAGAAGACAGCGGAGTTATGGCAGATAAGTGGTCTGTTGTAAGGATTCCTGCACTAAATACTACAGAATCTTCAGATACACTAAACATAGCCAGGGGGCAACTCATAAATCAAGGCTATTTAACAGAGGAATACCCAAAATTAAAGGCAGGAGAGTCGTTTTGGCCTGCAGCTGACCGTGAAAATGGGTTTTGTTGGACAACAGAAGAGATAATCCGTACAAAAAACAACACACCTGGCTTTAAATTCGATGCATTGTACGGTCAATCCCCTACTGCAGAAGAAGGTAACGTAATAAAAGCAGAATGGTGGCAAAATTGGGACAATACTTCACCTCCTGAATGTGATTACATCATACAATCTTGGGATACAGCGTTCTCTACTAGAACATCTGCAGACTATTCAGCAGTAACTACGTGGGGTATCTACAAATCAGGACTTGATATGCCTAATTTAATATTACTAGGAGCTGAAAGAGGCAGGTGGGACTTTCCTACACTACGAGAAAAGGTTGTTGAGAAGTACAATGACTATAATCCTGATTCGGTTATTATTGAGAAGAAAGCATCTGGTCAATCTTTAATACAAGATCTTAGAATGACAGGCATTCCAATATTTGAATACCAACCTGATAGAGACAAAGTAGCTAGAGCGTATGCAATTACTTCTTTGTTCCATAACGGCAGAATTCATGCCCCCTTTAATAAAACGTGGGCTAAAGAAGTCATGGAAGANTCACGAGCTTTCCCTGCATCAGCTCATGATGACTACATGGATACATTAACACAAGCTTTACTTTGGGTTCGTAACGGCGGATATCTTACACACGGCGATGATACGTGGCTTGACAAAGCAGAGAAACGAGTTTATAATAAGGAGCACCGAGCTTATTATTAAATGCAGGAGATTTAGGAAAAATACATGGCGATTGAAAAGATAATGACACCGTCTTTACCAGGGGATCTTGATGATCCTGTAAAGATACCACAAAATGATGATAACATTAGTGTAGATGAAGCAGGTAATATTGAAGTTACTTTGCCAGAAGATCAAGCACTAATGGAAGCAGAAGCTATGGGCATGTTAGATGAAGACATGCTAGGAAATCCAGAAACAGACTTTGATGCAAACTTAGTAGAGTTTATGGATGATAAAGATATTGTNGATACAGCACTGGAGTTATTTGAAGGTTACACAATAGATAAAGAATCTAGAGAAGAGTATGATGTAATTGCAGAAGATGGAGTAAACTTATTAGGTTTACAATATGAAGAAAATTCTGAACCTTTTCCAGGAGCATGCGGAGTAACTCACCCCGTATTAGCTCAAGCAGTTGTTAAGTTTCAAGCTAAAGCTTTTAAAGAACTAAATCCTACAGAAGGTCCTGTACGTACTAGAATAATGGGAGTACAAACAGAACCTAAAATGCAACAAGCAAACCGTATTAGAAATTTCATGAACTGGCAAACTCAAATTCAAATGCCAGAGTATGGACCTGAGTTAGATCGTTTGTTATTTCATGTAGCATTATATGGATCTGCGTTTAAAAAAACTTATTGGGATGTAACTTTAAACAGACCAATGACTCAATATGTAAAGGCTCAAGATTTTTACATAGATTACTATGCATCTAATTTAGAAACTGCTGAACGGTTTACTCATAAATATTCCATGTCAGCCAATCAGATTAAAAAGTTACAAGTTGCTGGAGTATTTGCAGATATAGATTACATAGAAGATCAACCTATTGATGAGAGTGATGCACAGCAAACGGCTGATGAAGCTGTAGGTTTAAGAAAGCCTTCACAAAATTTAGATAGAGTAGAAATTTTAGAAATGCATGTAGATATAGATCTACCTGGATTTGAAAATGAAANCGGTATTAAATTACCTTATGTTGTTTATATGACAACAGATCAAAAAGTTTTTTGTATTAGAAGAAACTGGAATCAATCAGATCCACTACAAAGAAAGAAACAATATTTTACACACTATACTATGATACCTGGTTTAGGTTTTTATGGTTATGGTTATTTACACCTTATTGGTGGCCTAACAAAGACGGCTACTTCTTCACTACGTCAGCTAGTAGATGCTGGCACATTTGCTAATTTACCAGGGGGCTTTAAAGCGCACGGTTTGCGTGTCTTAGCTCCAGACGAGCCGATTGCTCCTGGTGAGTTTAGAGAAGTCAATGCACCTGCTGGGGATTTAACAAAAGCTTTACAACCTTTACCGTTTAAAGAACCATCATCTACATTGTACAATCTAATGCAATATGTAACAACTGCTGCTCAACAATTTGCAGATGCTACTGACAATATAGCAGAATCAGGAAGTAACTATGGCCCAGTTGGAACTACACTTGCTTTNCTAGAACAGTCTAGTAAATTATTTGCAGCTGTCCACAAAAGAATGCACGAATCGCAAACTAAAGATTTAAGAATACTTGCTAGACTGGATCATGAATATCTTCCAGAAGTTTATCCTTATGAAGTAGCAGGTGGTGCACAACAAGTTTTAAAAGTAGATTTTGATTTAAANAGTATTGATGTAATACCTGTATCAGATCCTAATATGCCAACTGAAGCACACAGACTTGCTAAGTTGAATGCTATCATGGAACTCGCAAAACAAAATCCAAGCATGTATAACATGCAACTTATATCACAAGAACTATTCGCAGCTATGGGTGTAGAAAATCCACAGTCATATATGAAACAAACACAACAACCTTTTAGTGGTGATCCTGTTACAGAAAACATGGTTGCTTTAAAAGGAGGGGCACTTCAGGCTAGACCTGATCAGAACCATGACGCACACATTATTACGCATGGTACATTTTTACAAAACCCAATGTATAAATCAAATCCACAAGTTCAACAAATATTAATGTCACACATCCAAGATCACTTAGCTCTTAAGTATAGACAAGAAATGGCTCAGATGATTCCTGATGCACGTGTACAACAAATGATTATGTCACAACAGCAACTACCGCCTGAATTAGAAAATGAATTAGCTTTAGTTGCGGCAAATGCTTCTGACTCAGTTCTACAACTAAACGAAGCTAAAATGAAAATACTAGAAGGTGAACAAAAAGATCCTCACATTGAAATACAAGAAAAAGATCTTGCATTACGTGCACAAAAAATGATGAATGATTTAAAAGTTGCAGAAGATAAACTAGCTCTTAAAGAAGCTGAAATGATTATTGATGATGAAAACAAAGATGATGATCGCAAACTTAGATTGACAGAGAAAGCTATGGATGTCGCAGCAAAAACAGGAGCTAACAAAGTATTACTTAAGACTGATGGGGATATATGATTTGGTTATTAACTGCAATGTTGTGGTACACAGATGTGGAACAACCTAAGTACTCAGACTATAACATAGAAGTATTTGAATCTCGTGAAGCTTGTCATGACTTTTTATTTTGGAATCAAACTAAAATTGTAACAGAGTTGGCTATAGCACATGGAGTAGATTCTGAAGGAAACTCTTTAAAAACTTGGGCTTTCTTTTGTGAAAATAGATATTTAGAGGAAGTATGAAAGGAATAAATGTAAGTGAAAATACCTCCATCTCAATGCCAGCGCGTAATCTTATTAGCATTATTGGCGCTTGTCTTGTTGGTGCTTGGTTCGGGTTTGGAGTCATTGAGCGACTTAATAATATAGAAACAAAAATACAGCTTATGGAAAAAGATCTAGAAGCTGCAAATATTTTTATTGATTCAGTGCCTAAAGGTGGCATGGTCAGTCCACAAGTTCAAGAACTTTTTATGTTGGTAGAATACCTTGGACAAAATGTAGACAAGCTCAAAGAGCAAATGGAAGCGGAAATACCAATGATACTCAAGAACGATATGGTAATACAGTTTCATGAAGAAAGATTAATAGACTTAGAGGAAAGAAAGAATGGAAACCATTAAAGTTGTTTTTGCAATACTCATGATACAAAACGGTTCAACAATAGAAATGGTGCCTACGGATGGTCTTGCTGATTGTCTTAAACAGAAAAGAACTGTTTCTAGAAATATTGGAGAAGATCAACAAGGAATATATGTAAGTTGTAAAGAAGTAAAAGCAGAACTGTATGAAGACATGGGCAGATTAAAAATTAGAAAAATTATAGAATGATAACGAGGGCACAAACAAAAATGACTACAAAAAGAAAACCAAAAAGTAAATCTAAAGTTAACGAAGCTGGTAACTATACTAAACCAGGTATGAGAAAGGGTTTGTTTAATAGAATAAAAGCTGGAAGCAAAGGTGGTAAACCAGGACAATGGTCTGCACGTAAAGCTCAAATGTTAGCTAAACAATATAAATCTAAAGGTGGCGGATACAAATCTTAATGCCTTTTAAATCTGAAAAGCAAAGAAAATATTTATATGCTAACGAACCAGCAGTTGCTAAAAAGTGGACAAAGAAATATGGTAAAAAGATTGTAAAGAAGAAAGGTAAAACAAATGCGAGAAAAAATAAACAAAATAAAAAAAGTAATTAAGGGTTTGTCTAAAGCATCTAAGACCCATGCAGCTCAAGCTAAAACTTTAAAAGGTGTATTAAAAAAGAAAAAGAATGGCAATAAAAAAAAGTCAACAAAGTCTTAAGAACTGGACTAAACAAAAATGGAGAACTAAGTCTGGAAAGAAATCTTCTAAGACTGGTGAAAGATATTTACCTGAAGCTGCGATAAAAGCTTTATCACCTGCAGAGTATGCAGCAACTAGTAGGGCAAAAAGAAAAGGAACTAAAAAAGGAAAGCAATTTGTTAAACAACCTAAGAACATTGCTAAAAAGACGAGGAAGTACAGATGAGTAAAAAAGATTCAAGGTTAGCNAGAGCAGGCGTATCAGGTTTTAATAAACCAAAAAGAACTCCTAGTCATCCAAAGAAGTCACACGTAGTTGTAGCTAAAGAAGGTAGTAAAGTTAAGACTATAAGGTTTGGAGAACAAGGAGCTAGCACTGCAGGTAAACCAAAATCAGGAGAGTCAGCAAGAATGAAAGCTAAACGTAAATCGTTTAAAGCTAGGCATCGTAAAAATATATCAAAAGGAAAAATGTCTGCAGCTTATTGGGCTGATAAAGTTAAGTGGTGATCAATGAAAATATGCATAGTTAACCCAGGCAGATGTGGGAGTACTCTATTGTTAGGGTACTTACATAAACAATTACCTGGTTATAATCTAGTATACGAAATAGTAAATCCTGTTTTACCTGATGTAGAAAATATTATTTTTAAATATCAATACTTGCATTGTTTTCAACCTTTGCATGGTGCAGATAAATATATTGTAATAGACAGAAAAGATAAAGAAGCATGGTTGTATAGTACTTACATGTCTAAAAAACATAATCATTTTCATGGTGCTTTAAGACAAGAGTTTAATTTTGACAAAGAAGAATATGCTAATGCAAAACAAAATTTAAATATGCTTTACGAAAGTATGTGGATACCTGAAAGAGAACGATTGTTGTCTGAAGGTGCAGATATGGTGTGGTATGAAGATATAAAAATAAATGAAGATGTGTCTATTAACTTACCTTTACTCGGCTATACAAAACTAGAACCTGTCTGGAGTACAACTAGATGAATACGTTTACTCAGGCAAATTTACAAACATTAAACAATTGGATTGCTGAAAATTCTGCAGATAGTACTAAAGCAGATGTAACTCAAGACTTGTTAAACAGAGACTCTGTAAAAGAATTAATGGATAATTTTGATACAGTTAAAAAAGAAGTAGAAGATTGTTTATCTCATATTGATCCTATAAAAGGCAGTCCATATTTTATAGAGGATTTTGTTGATGACAAATGGTACAAATATTTTATTCAATGGCATGGTCCTATAAGTGATCTATCATATAAATTGTTTCCTAAAACATTACAAATATATAACAAGCACGATGAATTGACATCTATGTTAGTTTCTATTTTAAAACCAGGATCAATAATTGGATTACACAGTGGACCATGGAAAGGAAATCTTAGAGGATTATTAGGTATAGATACACCAAATAATTCAGATTGTTTTATAGAAATAGATTTTAAAAAACATATATTCGAAGATAGAAAGCTTATAGGCTTTGACGATACATACATACATACAGCATCAAATAATACAGAAAAAGATAGAACAGTTTTATTTTTTAATGTAGAAAGAAAAATGAATACCCCTGAAAATCAAATAATTTTAAACAAATGGAATAACCTAGGAGAACAAAATGGCTTATCTTAATCACAACATACCCCCTTTTGCAACTTACATTAGAAATGAATATATGTACAATCATGAAAAAGGACATGGAGAATTTACAGAATGTGAAGTACATACTATTTGTAGTATGAGAAGAAGGGCTGTTCTATTCGAAGCATTGTTGGACAATGGAGTAAACTGGACAAGAAGACCTATCACAGCTTTCTGTTGGAAAGAAGGGGCACCTGTCAGGCCGATACACCATCACATGTATTGGGATTGTTTTTCACATTATCCAGATGTTCAAGTTAGAGAAAGATTAAAATTTATGAGAGCAGATCTTTTAACTGTAGACAAAGAACTAGTCAGAGGATCTTATATGTTTACAATAGATTGGGGACATGAAAGTCCTGCAATGTTAGATTCAGATTACTCAGAAGATCCTGAACACAAATGTGCTCATATGTTTAAAATGGATGATGGCAATTTCTTTGCTTATCCTAATAATAGAATAGTATGGGAAGATGATGCATTTATTGGAGACAGATTAAAAGTAAATCCAGGATATAAAATAGATCAAACAGTATACACAATAGAAGATAAAAGAGAACACATGGAAACAGACGATTCATATATGACTGAATTCATGGTTGACAAAAAAGACTAAAGTCTGTATAATATGGTTAAGACCGCCGAAAGGGGTTTAAATTAATTTTGCTTAAAAGGAGAAAATTATGATAAGATCATTACTAGAATGGGAACCATACAGACCATATACAGTTGGTTTCGATTCACTTATAGACAGGCTCACATCTATACAAACAGATGCACCGAGCTACCCACCGTATAATATCAGAAAAATAGGAGACTTAAAATATTCAATTGAAGTAGCATTAGCTGGCTTTGATAAAAAAAATATTGAAGTAAACTATGCTGATAATACGTTGATGATAAAATCCAAAAAACAAGACCAGGAAGATAAAGATATAATGCATAAAGGTATATCACAACGAGCCTTTACCAGAAGCTTTTGTCTTGCTGAAGATGTAATTGTTAATGGCGCAGAATTCACCAATGGAATGCTGTGTATTGAATTAGAAAAGATAGTACCAGAGGAGAAGAAGCCTAAGACAATTAAAATTAAATAATTAGCGTGCCCCCCAAACAGGAGAACAAATGAGTATACACGCTTTTAAAAATAGGATAGATAAGGTATTAGCTGATGCTATCGAAACAAATCAACAACAAGTTTCTAATGGAGCTGCTGAAGACTTTGCAACTTACAAATATNTAGTTGGAGTATCCCAAACATTAACGGATATGCAAGGCAGGATTCATGATGAATATGTTAAACAATTAAAATCAACAGGAGAAGACGATGAAAATAATTGATGAAAATTTACCAGAACCAGCAGGTTTTAGAATATTATTAAAGCCTAGAGAAATACAAGAGAAAACAGCAGGGGGCATTATATTGGCTGATGTAAGTAAAGATCACCAGTCTTTGCAAACTAATGTTTCTAAAGTACTAGCTATGGGGGAAGATTGTTATACTGAGCACAAAAAAGCTTGGTGTAAAGTTGGTGACTGGGTACTTACTGGAAAGTATATTGGTCATAAATTTAGATATGACAACGAAGAATATTGCATTATCAATGATGATGAAGTGATTGCGGTAGTTCCTGATAAAGATAAAGTTTCTGCGAAATAAACTTGCATCACCAGGATAATTAGCGTATAATATAAACAATAACAACAGCGTTTAACGTGGGTCGCACCCAAGGAGGTCTGATATGATAGACAATGAGCAAACAGAACAAATTGAAGAACTAGATGATATAGTCGTAGATTTGTCTGAAGATGAAGGTGAGAAGCCTGAAGAGACTAGTGATACTGAGTCTCCAATTACTGAGGCAGTAAAAGAGGAAACAGATACAAAAGAGGCAAACGATCAGGAACAAACACCTGATGACTCGCCTGAAGAAATAATAGAAGAATCTGAAGAACCTGAAACAGCTGAAGATGACTCAAAAAAAGTATTCGGCAAGCGTGCTGAAAAACGGATAAAGCGCCTTGTCGCACAAAAAAAGGAACTAGAAGAAAAACTCAAAGCCGCAGAGGAAGAAAGATATTCTTTACAAGCTAAGACAGATCAATTCGCAAGAGCATCTGCTCGTAATGAATTGGATTCAATTAATAACTATATTGAAGGCCTATCTAGCCGAGAAGAACAAGCCTTAACTGCTTTGAAGATTGCTAAAGAAGGTGGCAATGTTGAAGAGGAAATCAAAGCAACTGACACTTTAGCTACTGTGAAAGCCGAGGCCCTTGTCGCCAAACAGTATAAGGCACGAGCAGAATCTCGTATGCCTTCTAATCCTTCTGAGAAAAAATCTGAAGAAGATGTTCCTGCTAAACCTGAACAAGGCCAACCAATTCCTGATAGAAGGGCACTTGATTGGCAAAAAAGAAATAAATGGTTTGGTGGTAATGAAACTTCTGATAGAATAATGTCTCAAGCCGCAGTATTAATACATAAGGAATTAATTGAAGATGGGATTAATCCCGAACTCGAACCTGAAGAATATTATGCTGAACTTGATGCTAGACTTAGNTCTGAATTTCCAGATAAGTTTAAACAGAAGGGAGCTAAGAAAGTTCCAACAGTTGTAGGCGGAACACGTGCAACCGTCGGTACATCTAAAGTTAAATTGACCAAGACAGAAGTAGAAATGGCTCAAAGACTAGGGGTGGACTTAAAAGAATATGCACGCCAAAAACAACGCCAGAATAAGGCGGGAGGACAATAAATGACAAAAGCAACTCAAAGTAGTCGTAAAACACGGGCTTCGACAACTCGTAAAAAAACTTGGGCACCTCCGAGTAAACTTGACGTAGGTCAAGAACCACCAGAGGGAATGCACTATCGTTGGGTCAGACACGAATTATTAAATAATACGGATGACGCAAATGTTAATAGTAGAATTCGCCAAGGTTATGAGCCAGTTAAACCAGAAGAATTAGGGGGCATTGCTCCTGACGTTATGGAATCTGGCAAGCATAAAGGAACAGTTAGATCTGGGGATCTTGTTTTAATGAAAGTCCCATTAGAGATAGTTGAACAAAGAAATGCTTACTATGAAGATCAAAATCGAAAGATGGCTTCAGCTTATAACCAAGACTTAAAAAATTCTGCTACTGATCAAATGCCTGTCACTGACGAGTCTAAGACAACATATAGTTCAGGACCAAGAACAACTAAGTTTGAAGATTAGAATTTATCCAATTCTGGTCTTCTTTAATTTTTAACAATTTTTTTCAAAGGAGAAAATTATTATGGCTGGATTTGGGCTATCACCCGTAAAACACATCAAAGGTGGTGTTGTCCGTTCTAATAACTTCACTGACGGAAACGGTTACAAGATCGCAGCGACTGCGCCAACTGCTTATTTTGAAGGCGATTTAGTTTCGCTATCAGCTGGTTTACTTGTAACAGACATGGCAGGAGCATCACCAGGTGCTGTTGTTGGCGTTTTCTGGGGTGCAGAATATACAGACAACTCTACAGGTAACATACAATTTGTGAGATCAATCGCAAATGGTACTGTTGCAAAAGCAAAATATAAGGCATACGTCTATGACGATCCCGATCTTATGTATAAAATTCAAGCAGACCAAGCAGTAACTCCAATTACGGAAGCTGAAGTAGGACACAACTGTCAAATAGTTGCTGGTCCAACTGGTTCTTCAATTACACATAAGTCTGGTTTAGTAGCAGATTCAAGCACTGCAGCAACTGGTAACGCAGGATTTCCACTAGCAATTTTAGGTAGTGGCGAAACTGACATGGGTTACACTGCAGCTGGAACTACTATGGACGTACTTGTTAAAATCAACACTCATCAATTCGGCATTGCTGCTGGAAATGCTGGGATATAATCTAGGAGGAATAAAAAATGGCAATTACTAGAGGTCAACTCCTTAAGGAATTAGTACCTGGCTTAAATGCAATTTTCGGAACAGAGTATTCTCGTTACGAAGATGAAGCCGCAGTACTGTTCGATCAGGAGTCATCAAATAGAGCTTTCGAAGAGGAAGTGCTATTCCCAGGTTTTGGGGAAGCGCAGACTAAATTTGAAGGCGCAGGCGTAGCTTACGCTCAAACAGGGGAAGGCTGGGTAGCTCGTTACACTAACGAAACAGTTGCTCTTGCTTTCGCAATTACTGAGGAAGCTATGGAAGATAACTTGTATGACAAATTATCAACAAGACTAACAAAAGCTTTAGCACGATCTATGTCGGCTGCTAAACAAACTAAAGGTGCAACAATATATAACGATGCATTCACCGTTTCTAATGGTGGAGATGGACAACCATTGGTATCCAACGCTCACCCATTACAAAATGGATCGACTGCATCTAATAGACCAAGCACATATAGTGATCTTTCTGAAACTTCTTTAGAAGATGCACTAATTGATATCGCAGGTTTAACTGACGATAAAGGTCTACCAATTGCACTACAAGCAAGAACCTTGCACATACCAAGACAATTGGTATTTGTAGCAGAGCGTCTGATGGCATCTCCATACAGACCTGGAACTGCAGACAATGATGTCAATGCACTTAAATCTACTGGAATGATTCCAGGTGGTTACTATGTTAACCATAGATTTACTGATCCAGATGGATTCTTCTTAAGAACTGATTGCCCTAACGGCATGAAAATGTTCTCAAGAACTCCAGTAGCTACAAGCATGGAAGGTGACTTTGAGACTGGTAATGTAAGATACAAAGCTAGAGAAAGATACGTTTTCGGTTTTTCTGACTGGCGTGGTGTCTACGGTAACAAAGGAGTTTAATAAACTCAAATCAAGGGGGGCCTTAGGGTCCCTCTTGCTCTTGGACTTAACAAATTTTACTGACTGGCCAAGCAGACTTTATAGAGACAGTAAGAAAATAAATTGGGACTATATTCCCAGAAGGATTAAAAATGGCAACAACAACTTTTACAGGTCCAATTAAAGCAGGATCAACTTTAAACACAACAGGCACAGCCGCTAATGGCAAAATGAAAAACGTAGGTACTGTGTTAATGACACAGGTTACTTCAAAAATTTCTCATGATGATACATCAACTGCGTCAACAGGCGTAGTTATACCTGCAAACTCTTTTATTTTTGGAATAGAAATTTATGTAAACGAACTATTTGCAAACTCAAACGGATCAAGTACAACTTTAGATATTGGTACTTCATCTGATCCAGATTACTTTGTAGATGGTTTAGCTTTATCTGCAACCGCAACAGAAGCATTAGGTTCTGCTGCTGGAGCTGCAAGATGGATTAATGTTGGAACTACTGATGTTGAAATTTATGCAAACATGGCAACTGGCAACGCAACTGCTGGTGAGTTATTTGTTGTAATAAGTTACATTCAAAACGCTAACGTATCTTAATAGATAAATAACAGGGGAGGCTTCGGCCTCCTCTTTTTAGGAGGACAACATATATGGGAATTTCATTCCAAGGCGATAGTAATTCGACCAACATAGCAACAGGTGCAACAGGTACTAGTGCTACTAGTGATGGACAAAATACAACAGCACATAGACAAAGATTTTTAGCTCTTTTATTAACAGCAGGAAGTGACACAGCGACAGCAATCGTATATGATGGACAATCTGCTAGTGGAACTAAAATATTAAAAATATCTGCAACAGCAAATACTAGTACACATATTAATATACCACCTGAAGGAAAAGTAATAAAAGAAAATATTTTTGTAGCAGTCACGGGGACAGCTTCAGAAGCTACAGTATTCTGGAATTAACTATGGCTACTGAACAAACAAACAAAGAAGCTATTATAGAAATAAAAGGTGAACTAAAATTAATACATGAGAAAGTATCTCAAATAAAAGACAATCACTTGGAGCACATGGCTTCGGATATTGACAGACTTTCCAAATTTATTTGGATTGTAGGAGGTACTGTATTTGCTCAAATGTGTTACCTCATTGCTAGAACAATAATGTAAGGAGGACATATGGCTACTTCAGGTACCCATAATTTTAATTTATCACTGGATACTGTAATCCAAGAAGCTTATGAAAGACTTGGTGATGCATCAAAAGGTGGATACGATTTAGTAACTGCTAGACGTTCATTAAATTTATTATTAATTAAATGGATGAACGATGGGGTAAACTTATTTACTTTAGATCTAGAAGATACTAGAATGACTACTGATCAAGATCATATCACTTTTTCTTCTAGTAAATATTCAGATGTTTTAGATGCTTCAGTAGGAGATACCAGCGGAACAGATATCGGAGATGTGCCTCTTGAAAGAATTAGTTTCGCTGATTATTTAGATATACCTAACAAAGCAAGTAAAGGCAAACCTATACAATACGCTGTAGAAAGAAATGCTCAATACAATTCTGCAGGACAAGCTACACATAAAGTTTACTTATGGCCTGTACCTGACAAGACTTATGTCAGTGGTGGACAAACTATAAGTGCGTATGTATTTAAAGCGTGGTTAATAAAATATCCTGACGATGTAGGATGGACAGATACAGCAAGCGGTCAAGCAACTGTCGGTGGTCCTTATGTAGATTATACACAAAATGTACAAATACCAAAAAGATTTTTACCTCCTTTAATAAGTGGCTTAACTGTAGAACTAGCTAACAAAATGCCTGGGTCTGTAGATATACAACGAAGGCAAGAGCTTACAGCTATATATAATGAGGAATGGGAAAAAGCTAGATCTGAAGATAGAGAAAGAGCAGCATTTGTAGTACAGCCTTCTATTCCTTACATTTAAAAAATTATGGCAAGATATACACGAGGAAAACATGCAGTCTTAATGGACGACATATTTGGTCGTAAGATCAAATACAAAGATGCTCGTACTCAATGGGACGGAAGACGTGTATATAAAGGAGATTATACTGAAAAACAACCTCAACTAGATCCACAAAAATATTTAAAATTAGGTGGAACAGATACTTTAAAAGATCCAAGACCTGATAACGATGGAGCTAACCAAACTGTTACAGTTCAATTAGGTCCTTTATATGGAAATTGGTCTGGACAAATTTCAGCACCAACACCTAGAGTCAATGATATAGGACTATCTCTTCTTGATACTCCTGTTACAGGACTATCTGCAACATCAGCTTTTACATTAACACCTAATCAAATAAACACTGCAGATCAACCAACTGGTATTCAAATGACTTCAGGTCATGGGACTACAGGATTATTCTTTAATCTTACAGAAGTGCCACCATCTCAACATGCAACAACTTCACAAGGAACTGTTTCATTTAATTTAGCTGAGCAACCAGCTGGTATTGAACTAACAGCAAATCAAGGAACGTTAGTACTTAGCAGTGTTGAGAATATAACAGGACAATCTGCTACTACTCAACAAGGTACGGCTAATCTTGGTGCAGTAGCACATCCATTAGGTACGCAATTAAATTCAGAACAAGGAACTACAGTAATACCATTAACAGAAGTTCCACCTGGACAAGAAGCTACAACATCTCAAGGAACAACAACATTAGCTCTGGCAGAAGAAGCTATAGGTATAGAAGCTACGTCACAATTAGGAACAGTTACTTTCTTCATAGCGCAACAAGCTTTCGTTAGTGGTATAGAAGCTACGTCACAACAAGGTGATGCTGACTTTGTAGTAGCCGCTCAAGTAACTGGACTGCCATTAACTGCTTCAGAAGGAACTGCTAATGTAACACTCAACTTTACAGAAGAGATACCAGGCCTAAGCGCGACATCTGCTCACGGTGGCTTAGGGTTTAGCTTTAATTCAGTAGAAGTACCGCCTGGAATACAAGCAACTTCACAACAGGGTACACTAATATTAAATGCACAAGTTAATGTAACAGGGTTGTCTTCTACATCAGAACGTGGTACAATAACTGCAGCATTCCCAGGATACGGATTAAATCCTTGGGGTCAAGGAAGATGGGGTTCATAAATGCAGTTTACATATGTACAACTTAAACAAGCTATTATAGATTTTACAGAGAACGATTCTACTGAATTAACTACAGCAACAGGATCTGGTATTGCGCCTATTGATGTAATTGTAGGATTAGCAGAAGAAAGAATGTATCGAGAGATAGATTTTACTAATGCTCAATTTACTACCACTTTGACAATATCAGCTAATAGCAATACTACAGCAGTTCCTCAAGATTTAATATATGTTAGATGGGTCAGAACACAGAATGGTGACTGGGTATACGAAAAGGACGAATCGTTTATACGAGAGTATTGGCGTGCCCCCGCTACCACATCAGGTGACGATCCAGCATATTGGGCTTTTAGTAAGACTAATAAAAGCTACACGTCTAGTAATAGACACATGAATTTTTTATTTGCTCCGACTCCCTCGGTTGACAAAACCATTGAGATCAGTTATAATATACAACCAACAGGTCTTTCATCGTCACAAACAAATACCTATTTAGGAGATTATTGTGGAGATGCTTTACTATATGCTTGTTTATTAGAATCAGGCAACTTTATGAAAGTTGATCAAGGACAAATGCAAAGATGGCAGCAATTATACGAAAGAGCTGTACAAACACTGGCTACTGAAGAGCAAGTAAAAATGCGAAATTCTACCCTAATGCAGGGAGAATTAAACGAAATGCAAAGAACAACAAAAAATAGATACTAATTAAAGGAGAATCTAAATGGCAATTACATCAGCAATAGCAACTAGTTTTAAAGTTGAGATTTTAAAAGCTGTCCACAACTTTACAAACAGTTCTGGAAATACTTTTAAAGTGGCTCTTATTAAAGCAAACGCTTCGCAATCAGGTACTTATGGTGCTGCCACAACTTCTTACACAACTGTAACTGGTAACTCAGATGAGCTTGCTAATGGTAATGGATACACAACAGGTGGTTATACTCTAACGAATACTACACCTTCATCTACTAGCACAACAGCTCACTTGACATTTTCTGCTAACGCACAATGGACATCAGCTACATTTACTACAAGAGGTTGTATAATTTATAATGACTCGGCTACTGGTGATCCAGCAGTTATGGTTATTGATTTTGGCGCAGACTATTCTGTATCAGGTGGTACATTTGAAATACAATGGCCTACTAATGATAATTCAAATGCGATTTTAAGAATAGCGTAAGGAGTTAAATTATGGCATCGAACTGGTCTAATCTAGGCTTGAGGTTAATGACCACAGGTGAAAATGATAACACCTGGGGTGGACAGACTAATGATAACTGGAATAGAATGGAAGATTCTACTGACGGTTATATGTCTGTTGCGTTAAGCTCTACATCACATACAGCGACATTTACTACACAACCTACATCTTATGCAGATGAGGAAGGAAGGCAACGTGTCATCAACTATACAGGTTCTCCAGGGGGCACGTGTACGGTAACACTTCCTAACATTGAAAAGGTATATGTAATAAGAAACAACACTGACCAATCGTTAATACTAACAGCAGGTACAGGAGCGGCAACAGTAACTCTTGCATCTGGTTTTGATGCTCAAGTTTATGTAGATGGATCTGATGAAGTAAACAATTGCTTTGATCAAATGACAGGTTCTGTGCCTACAACTTCACAAGTTGTTACAGCATTATCAGGAGCTACCTTAACAGGCGCTCTAACTATTGATAATGATCTCACACTACAAGGAGCAGCAGCTAATATAGTATTTGA